GGCTATAACACTGAACGTGCTATTGCTTCTGAGGGTGAAAAGACACGTGCTCAAGCTCAAATGTTTGAAACTGCAAACACTCAACGCTTATTGACTGAGCGTATGGATGAGATTAATGAGCTTAAAGGTGCTGCTTGCCGTGCTCGTGATCATCATGCTAATGAGTTAAATCTTCAGGCAATTATGAGTCAGATCGGTGGTATTCGTTCTACGATTAATGTTGGAGTGCCTTCTGCGCCTCCCAGCACAGGGACAGGGGGGTGATCCAACTCCTGAGCCAACAGGTGTTGAAGTGTTCTCTAATAAAAACAAGGCTTATGTCTTTACTCCAGCAGGAGATGTTTTAGAAAGAGATATTCCTCAAAATCTGCCAGTTGTTGTTCCATACGATGAAATCATCATGTGGTTTAACACTGAAAAAGGCAAGTGGGATTACTATGTAACTCCTTGACGAAATGTAGAGCTATAGGTAAATTCTATGGCTCTATTTTTTATCGAGAATGCTATGACTGATTTATCTACAATTAGAACTGTTTTGAAGGCTCAAGGTCACTCTGACGCTGATATTGATAAGATAATTGCTGTGATGAATCACCCAGAGGCATTCAAATATGCAACACAAACTAAAGATTTTGATACTGCTTACAAGATGACTCTACCAAAAGAAGAAATCAAAACTCAAGCAAGCCTTGATCAGTGGTTTAGCGAATTTTGCAAAGTTTCACCTAATGACGCAGAAGAATTATCAAAGTATTTGACCAAGTTTTCTAGGTTTGTTCAATCAAGCGTAGATAAACAAAAGAGCCAGTCCTAGACTGGTTTTTCTTTATTTAAGATTTGTCTTTTAGTATAATAATTGAGTGGCTAGATTAGCTATCGAGAGCTGTGCAACCTACACAGTTGCCACATTAAATTTTAGGTTATTTGCAGGGGTGCATAATAAATGATTCCATATTTTGGCTTGCCAATAACACCAACTACAGCAGCTTATCATGCTATTAAATCTGGGCATGCCTTTGTTTCTTTTGCTCATAAAGATCAATTAAAAGAAGCTGTGAGTCATAGCCAGTCATTCGCTATTGATAATGGTGCGTTTTCGGCATGGAGAAGTGGCAATCCAGTTAGAGATTGGGAACCTTTTTATGATTGGGCTGAGTGGTGCTTAAAGTTCCCTCATTGTGACTTCGCTGTTATTCCTGATGTGATTGATGGTAGAGAATCTGATAATGATGCCATGCTCAATGATTGTCCATTGCCAAAATGGAATAGCGCTCCTGTTTACCATATGCACGAAAGCTTAGACCGTTTAGCTAGACTTGCGTCTGATTATCCTAGAATTTGTTTGGGTTCAAGTGGCTCTTACTCCACGATTGGAACTAATGAGTGGTGGCATAGAATGGATGAGATGATGGGTGTTGTTTGTGACAAAGATGGCAGGCCACTTGTAAAAATGCACGGTTTACGAATGCTTAACCCTGATGTGTACACTAAAATTCCTTTAGCATCTGCTGATAGTACAAATATAGGTAGGAATATTGGGATAGATAAATCATGGACCGGAACACATATTCCACCAACAAAGGAAACACGGGCTTTAAATATGAGGGCAGAGGTCGAACACTATAATGCATCAGCAAATAACTATGTTAATCAATCTCGCGGAAGTAACTTGTGCTTATTTTAATTTATATAATTGCGATATCTTGTAGCAACTTAATCGCCGCGCATTTTGGTGCATGGGTAACGCCAATAACAGCGTTTATTTTTATTGGCTTGGAATTGGTTGTGCGTGATTTACTTCATCATAAAATCACAAAAACTCAAATGGTTTTGGTTATATTGGTTGCTGGCATAATTTCATTCTTAATTAATAAAAATTCTTTAATGATTGCGGTTGGTTCGTTCGTTGCAGTAGTTTTATCTTGCGCTGTTGATTACATTGTTTATGAAAAAACAAAAGGTAGTTGGATTAAAAAATCGAACACAAGTAATTTTTATAGTTCAGCAGTTGATTCTTTAGTATTTCCATTGATTGCATTTGGTACTTTTATGCCGTTAATTACAATTTGGCAATGGTCTGCTAAATTTTTTGGTGGATTTATTTGGTCAATGATAATTAAAAAAGAAATGATTGCAATCAAACATAAAAATAATCCAAATAGTGAGGTGTAAATTGAAACGCAAACACTTTTTAGAAGCAATCGACATAAACAAAATGACTCTTGATCAATGGTTGGGTCAACTTGGTGCATGGCAATTTTCTACACGAATGAAAACGGGTGACGCGCCTGATTGTTTAACGACAAATATTATTGCTCGATTAATGCAAAGCACTGGCGAAAGAAAGATTGCATCTTACTATGGCCGAGAAACATTAAAAATTACAGATGATGAAGCAATCGCAATTGATCAGATGCTTTGTGATGCGTATGCAAGTAGTAATGATGCAAAAGAGTGGATTGATTATTTGGTGTGGAATCGTGTGAGTTTTTATAAGTACAATTTAATCGCAAGTGTGATGGGTTCTAATGACACAAAGATTTCAGGAAATATTAAAGCTGGAAAGGCATTTATTCATGGTAAGTATGGGTTTAGATTGAATTAATGCTTGCACTCTAAGTGGAAAGTATATAAAGTATGTTAAAGTAATCTAGTTGTTTTTAAATAGCATGATCACTATGCGCTCTGATATATGGCGACAATATGAAATAACTCTCACCCTTTGGGTTTGTTAAGTAATATTGGTAATTGAATAATATATAAGACGGGTTATCTTCCAACCTGTAAGCGGTTACTCTTTACCGTGTCGGTTAAATGATTAAAGCTACAATGCCGTGATGGTATGGTAGTTGTTACATCAATAGGCAATCTTAATAATGTGCAACCATTTGACGATTGCTTTATTGGTGTGATTAATATTGAGATGGTTGAATCCATGCGCGACATGGTAATGAGTAAAACTGATACACGCGAGAGGGTGTCGGAAAGCAGTTAAGCAAGGGTTCGCAACTTGCCAATCATCTACAATATTAATTACAAGAAGAAAAACCATGTTTAGATTTATAAAACAATTGTTCTGCTTTCACGTGTATGAAGAAATAGAAGATGAATATTTCTTAACTATTGAATGTAGAAAGTGTGATAAAAGAAAAACTCGATAGGGTGTGTGATGTTTAAATTAAATCGACTATTGCTTTGCATGATGGTTATCACTGTAAAAGATCAATTAAACTGGTATGAAAAAGATCGGTGTCAAGATGAACAAGATTGAATTAGAAAACAATCTAAAGATTCACAAGGATAATTTAATCCGATTGCTCAACTATAATCATTTGTATAGCACATATCAGTTTAAACAGGCGTGTGAAATTGAAATTCGCAAAGTTAAGCAGATGATTACTAATATTGAAGAACAATTGAATGCGAAGTCAAAAGCGTTTAAATGATATTAGAAAATTACCATGTGTAAGATGTGGTAATAAGCCAAGTCAAGCGGCTCATAGTAATTGTTCAAAGCATGGTAAGGGTAGAGGTGTTAAAGCCGATGATGCCTTTACTGTGCCTTTGTGCCATAACTGCCATTATCAATTTGATCAATTTAAGTTAGGTAGTCGCGTAGAGAGTGAGGCATTGTTTGATGATTGGCTTGTAAAGACTAATCGGATGTTAAGTTTAGATATGGGTGAGGTATTCTAAATGTATGAGCAGATACAAGCGAATAAGCCATTAGGTGCTACACATTGGCATTGCGGAACATACTATAAAAAAGTCAATCCTGTTGAGTGGTATTACTGGGAAGAAGATAAATGGAAATTCACGAGTTATGTGAGTGATTTATCTATGCCGATGACAACACTATGACTAAAGCAGTCTTTCCTATCCGCAATCACTCAGATACGGTTATCGTGCAAGGATACTTGATTAAACACTTGCAGAAAGCTATTGATGAGGGTAAGCCGTTGGTTGTGCGTATAGATCAAAAGCAAGATCTATTGAGTGATGCACAACGGAGATTGTATTGGCTTTGGATGACAGAGTATGGAAAGCAGAGAGGCTTTGATAAAGAAGAGGCTGCTGCGTTTTTTAAATATAAGTATCTGTCAATAATATTTAACCGTGATAATGTTGGAGAGTATCCAGAGACGTTTAAGGTTATGCGAGAGCTAAAGAGGTCGGGAAGTGCTGGATATGAGCCATTAAGACAATTCATTGCAAATAGAATAAGTATTACTGAAGCAACAACCAAGCAAATGGCTGAGTTCTTAAATGACATTGAGGTTTTTTGCTTAAAAGATGGGGTTAAACTAACCTGCCCAGAAGATTTAAAGTATGTGTTAAATAAATAACCTCGATAGTGCTTCCAACACATATCGAGGTTTAATCAACCTGTTAATTCGAGTAACAAGATGACTGAGTGTGATTCTAAAGATATAAGCAAAATAGTGCAATCAAAGGTTAATTTATTTATTGATAAGGCTTTTGTGGTGCACGGCAATAAATATGATTATTCAAAAGTAAAGATTGGCAAATATAGAGATAAGATTGAGATAATTTGTAGGGTTCATGGTTCTTTTTTTCAACGCATTGATTCGCACTTAAGCGGAAGAGGGTGTTCTATTTGCTCTGGGAATAGCAAGAAAACAAGGGCTGATTTTATTGAGAAGTCAAAATCTATTCATGGTGATAAGTATGACTATAGTAAATCAATATATGTGAATAATGAGACCAAGCTAGAGATAATATGCCATAAGCACGGATCTTTCTTTCAGCAACCAAATAGTCATTTTAATGGATCGGGTTGCTGTAAATGTTATAAGCTTGTGGCTGGTGGGCACAGTAGAACAACATATGTTAAGAGGTGCTTTTTGAATCACTCTGGTATGGCTAATCTTTATATCATTAAGTGTTTTGATGATAGTGAATGTTTTTATAAAGTTGGCATAACATCGCTTAGCTTGAAGGAAAGGTTCAATAAAGGTACGCTTCCTTATGATTATGATGTTATTTTATTTGCTTGTGATGAAGCTGGCTTTATTTGGGATCTAGAGAAATCCATTCATAGTATGCTGTTGGGTTTTAAATATAGGCCAATAAAGAAGTTTAATGGAAGATTTGAATGTTTTTATGATATATCAGATGATGTTTTTAAAATTGTTAGGAATGTTGAAAAATCCAAACAATTACACCTTATATCATGATTAATTAAATCTCACCCTATGAAAAGATAAAGAATGAGGCGTTTATGGCTGTTTGCGGTGCAAGAAGACGCAATGGCGAACTATGTCAAAAACCGCCATTGAAAGGTAAAACAAGATGCCGATTACATGGCGGTGCTTCTAAGCCTAAGCCAGCGCCTAAAGGTAATGACTATGCAAAGAAGCACAACATATATTCTCAATTCATGTCGCCTGAAGAAATAGAGTTTTCTTTGCAATCCGAGCTTGATAGTGTTGACTCTGAGTTGCGATTAACTAAGGTTCAATTGGCTAGAGCATTAAAGGCCAAGCAAGCGCAAGATGAGAAGATTAAGGATCAGGATAAGCTTGAATTAGAGTCAATGGTATTAGGTGATGCTGCTGAAGATGAAAATGGATTTGGTGGCGATAAGCTTACATACAAGAAAATAGACTTTGATTCTAAGATTGATAAGATCATTGCTCGTATTTCTTCATTAACTAAATTGCGTAATGATTTATTAAGTCAGGTTTTGACTAACGAGAAGTTAGAGTTAGAGATTGCTAAGTTAAAGATTGAAGCTAACCCTCCTAAAAATGAAGGTGTGCAAATCAATATTGTTCGGGTGGGTAAGAAAGATGCAGATTGATTTTACTCTTACTGAGCCACAAGACGACTTTGTGTTTAGTGATGCTCAATATCCGCTATTTGTTGGTGGTTTTGGTGCTGGTAAGAGTGAATCGTTGTTTAAGCGACTGCTTATTCAAAAATTAAGATACCCAAAGCTAAATCAAGGATACTTTGCCCCGACTTATGGCCTTATTAGCTTGATTGCATTTCCACGCTTAGAAGAATTGCTTACTGAGTGTGGTATTGCATATAAGCTAAACAAGTCAGAAAAGGTTTTTTATCTTAATGGTTATGGTGAAATAATTTGCCGAACTATGGATAAACCAAATGCGATTGTAGGCTTTGAAATTGCTGATGCTGTTGTAGATGAGCTTGATACTCTAAAGACAGAACATGCAAAGAATGCATGGAATAAAATCATCGCTCGTTGTCGTCAGCGTAAGCCAGATAATCAAGCCAATACTTGCGCTGTAGGTACAACTCCTGAAGGTTTTAGATTTTGCTATGACCGATGGGAAAAGAATCCAAGTGCAAAGTATGTGCTTTATCGTGCGCCTACTAGATCAAATCCATATTTACCTGAAAGCTACATTGAAGGTTTACGCGAATCATATCCACCACAATTATTAAACGCTTATCTTGAGGGTTTATTTGTAAACTTGACAAGTGGTGCTGTTTATCCTGAATTTAGTAGAAAGGATAATCACACTGACGTTGTTATGCATGAAAGAGAACCATTGCATATAGGCATGGACTTTAACGTGTTGCACATGGCTGCGGTTGTGTTTGTGGTTCGTGATGGGTTGCCTTATGCTGTGGATGAAATTGTGGATGCCCGTGATACACCTACAATGGCAGAGATTATAAAAGAGCGCTATCCTGATCATCACATCACGATTTATCCAGATGCAGCAGGCCAAGCAACATCATCAAAAAACAGTAGTGAGTCGGATCATGTTATTTTAAGGCAGCATGGTTTTAGCCTTGTTGTTGATGGCACAAACCCTGCGATTAAAGATAGGTTGAATGCTTGTAATGCAATGATCTTAAATAGTAATGGTGAGCGTAGATTGTTTGTGAACACAAGTAAATGCCCTCACTTGACTGAAGCGCTAGAACAGCAAGCTTATGATAAGTCTGGTATGCCAGATAAAGAAGGCGGTTTTGACCACGTTTTAGATGCATTTGGATATTATGTTGTTAAGCGCTATCCTATTGTTAAGCCTGTAGGTATGTTAGAAATCCCAATTTTTGGTAGAAAGAGATGAATGGACTTTTAGAAACTCATGAAGATTATGATCTAAACATTGATCTTTGGACAAAAGTTGATGATGTTTGCAAAGGTCAACGAGCGATTAAGATAGGTAAAGAGAAGTACTTGCCTGTGCCAGAGTCATTTAAAAGTGATGATGGTAGATATGAAGAATATTTAGACCGGGCTGTATTTTATGGCGTAACTGGTACAACTTTAAATAGTTATATTGGTTCAGCATTCAATAAGCTACCTGATTTTAATAAGCCTGATGATTTAGCCTATTTAGAGCGCAATGCTGATGGTTCTGGTCGATCTATCTATCAACTATCACAGCGTATGCTTCGAATGATACTGAAGCATTACCGTTGTGGTGTTTATGTTGATTATCCGAATGTAAGCCCTAGTCGAAATAGAGCTGAAGATAAGATTAAAAATGCTTATCCGATGATTCATATTCTTGGTGCAATGTCTATCCTTGATTGGGATGATATTATTGTAGGTAATCAGAAGAAACTTAGCTTTGTTAAGATTCTTGAGGTTATCTCTACTCGCTCAGCAGATGGATTTAGCCAAGATACGGTAGAGCAATATCGAGTATTGCGCTTAGAAGATATCAACGGCCAGCATGTTTACACTGTTGCGGTTTATGAGCTAACAAAAGACGGTGCTGGATTTGTAGAGAAAGAGAAATATACTCCAACTGATTACAATGGTAAGACTTGGGATTATATTCCTTTCACTTTCTGCGGTGCTGTAGATAATTCAGAGGAGATTGATAGAGCGCCATTGCTTGAGCTTGCTGATTTAAACTTAGCTCACTATCGCAATAGTGCTGATGTTGAGGAATCTGGTTTTATCGTCGGTCAGCCTATCATGTGTTTCCCATCCATTGATGAGCAGCAATACCAGTTGATCAAGAAAGAAGATTTAGCGGTGGGTTCTCGTCGTGGGTTTCCAACTAAAGTTGAGATTGTTCAAGCTGAGCAAAATAGCTTAGCTAAGCAATTGATGGCTGATAAGTGGTCGCAAATGAAAGAGATTGGCGCTCGTTTAATTGAGGTTGGCTCTGCGAATAAGACAGCTACTCAAGCGGAAAATGATAGTTCTGTTCAGCATTCTGTGATTTCTCTTGCTGTATCTAATATTAGTGAAGCATTGACCATGGCTTTGCGTTGGTGCGCTAGATTCACAATGGCGAACTATGATTTAGATTATGAGCAATTGAGCTATACTATTTCTCAAGACTTTAACAAGCCTATCTTCAGCGAAGAACGTGCTAAACGTCTTTATGAAGCATGTGTTGCTGGCAACTTGCCTTGGTCTGTTTGGTTCACTTATGAACAAACTGGCGTGTTTACTGAAGATGATTGGGAAACAGTTGAAGGTAAGATTGAAGAAGATCGGATGAAGAATCCGCTTGGAAATTACAATGCTTTCAATGTGGACAATTCTCAGCAATAGTATAAAATTAAAGAGTGGTGGCAATAGTGCTGCCATTCTTTTAGGGTGAAGATATGAAAAAAGGTCAAAAGATAAGATGTATTAATTCACATCAAAACAAGGTTTTGGTTTTTGGTAGAATATATACAGTTCTTAGTGATGATGGTGATCGAGTTTACATTGACGAATACAAGCGTTTTTCTTTCTTAAAAAGTCGCTTTGAGGTGATCAATGAATAACTGGATTCCCTTTGATGGTTATCATCAAAAGCCGAAAAAATCACAATTGGTAATTCTTACTGATGGTGAAAATGTTCTTCACGATATGGTTTGGCTTGATTATTTTGAGCATGATGGTAAAAAATATAAAGAAGGCTGGTATCATGTGAATGGTGTTGAGCCAATGGATATTAAGCCAACTCATTGGTTGGTATTGGAGCTACCGAAGTGAATACTTTTGTTAAGTTTTTTTGTGCTAAATATCCGCACATGACTTTTGATGATGCTAACGATTATGCAGAAAAGAATAATTTTGAGATTGTTTCAGCTAATTTCTGCGATTCAACTAGATTTCAAGCATTGATTGTTGTGTTTAAGAAGCCAATCGTTATTGATTGTGTTGGTGCACCATTAGATGCATCGGATATTGTAAGCACATTTGATAATAAAGTTTTGTCTGACTTTATGAAAGGTGCTGATAAATGACAATTGATCAAATCAGAGAGAATGCGCCAGAGGGCGCTACTCATTATCATAATTTTGATGGTGGTGTGGCATATTTTAAAATACCATACATTGGTGTTAATTTATTCTGGAATGTCTTTGGATGGTCGGCAACATACAGGGATATAGGTTACGCAAAACCACTATTTTAATTAAGCTGGTGTATCTATGAACAAAGAAGAATTGCAGTTAACTATCATAAATGCACTGACTCAACATAACGCTTATCTGCAAAGACTATCATCAAGCACGGTTAATCAGATATTAGCCTTGCTTGATTCTTTGTCATTGGATGCATTAAATAAACTTCAGAATATTCTGTCAGAATTAAATGAAGCTGAATTGATTGCATTGGCTAGTGCTAAATACACCACGCCTGATTTAAAACAATTTGTTGTAGTTATGAATGAATGGCAATCTGCTATTGCTACTCAGTTACCTGAATTGTTTGCTGTAAGCGGTATTGCTTTAGCTGAGTATGAGCAAGCATATATCTACCAATTAGCTGATAAGAAAGCGCCAGCGATTACAGGTAAGACTTTATATAATCGTGCAATGGATAAGCCATTTGCAGGAGGTCAGTTATTTAAAACAATCTTTCCTGATATTGCCGCAAGACTTAGAAAACAAGTTGAACAGGTTGTTCGTGATGGCGTGTCGAATGGTCAAACGAATCAGCAAATCATTCAGCGCATCAAAGGCACTAAAAAGCTAAATTACAACGATGGATTGCTCACCAGTACACGTAATGAAATTGATGCTGCTGTAAAGACTGCTAGAGCTGCTATTAGTTCTAATGTTTATGTTGATACGTGGAAGGCGCTAGGCTTCCCATATCTAAAAGATATTGTCACTCTTGATGGTAGAACGAGTCCATACTGCGCCAGTATTGATGGACGCGTGCAAAAGAATGATGGAACTGCAAAACAATCTCCATATCATTTTCGCTGCCGAACTATTCAAATTGGCTGTGATAAGGACGGAAATCTCGAAGGTTTACGCCCGTTCGTTGCATCCGATAAACCTGTATCAAAAATACCAAAAGATCAAAGAGATGTTATAATTGGACAAGTTGATGCCAATACGACATTTCCGAAGTGGTTTAAGCAACAAGACGAACAATTTCAAGTCAATTGGCTTGGCATATCACGCTATAAGTTGTATAAGGATGGTAAATTTACACTAGATAAATTTGTTGATCCGTTAAGTGGTAAGCTATTTACACTTGATGAACTTCGCAAAGTTGATAGTGAAACATTTAGGAATTTAGGATTGTGATTTCATTACCTGAACAACAAATCATTTACGATTTAATTTTGAAAGCGTGGACTAAAAATGACTGAAACTAAAGAATATAAGCCTCATGAATTGCGTGTTATTGAGGAAAAAGATCAATTAAAAGATCGACTAGATAAGCTGCTAGAGTTTCTGCAAAAAGGAAAGCCTGAATTTATTGATGATAAAAACTGGCGACTTCTTGAAGAACAGCACGACGCAATGAATTGGTATTACACAATTCTAATATCTCGCATTGAGTTATTTTAAGAAATACGCACGAAAGTGTTTTTAATGCTGAAAAGCGGATGCTATAGGCGAAACGAGCGGATGCTCACAATTGAAATAAAGGTCGGATGACTTATGAAACTGAAAACGATTGAAATTGAAGGTAAAGTGTACGCTGAAGTAAATGGCGATAAGCCTATTTACGTGCATGATGATGGTCGTGAAGTGCCTTTTGATGCAGCGCAGACAGTTGCAACAATTAGCCGATTGAATGGTGAAGCAAAGACTCATCGTGAGGCTAAAGAGCAATTTGAAGCTATTGCAAAACAGTTTGAAGGCGTAAACGCAGAAGATGCTAAAAAAGCACTTGAAACAATGAAAAATCTCGATGCTAAAAAACTGGTGGATGCTGGTGAAATCGAGACAGTCAAAAAGCAAATCATCGAATCATTCCAGCCTCAATTACAGCAATTAACTGCCGAACGTGATGCAGCAACACAACGCTTGCATACTGAATTAATCGGTGGTGGTTTCGCTCGTTCTAAGTTTATTCAGGATAATATTGCTGTTCCTGCCGATATGCTTCAGGCAACTTTTGCTAATAACTTCAAAATCGAAGAAGGTAAGGTTGTAGCGTATGGCGTAGATGGCAATAAAATCTATTCACGTACTCGACATGGTGAACCTGCCGATTTTGACGAAGCCTTAGAAACTTTAGTTGGAGGATACCAATACAAAGATTCAATCTTAAAAGGTAGTCAAGCTGGCGGTGCTGGATTCCAAGGTCAAGGCGGTCAAGGCGGTGTTAAAAAATCACTAGCAGACTGCAAAACACGTGAAGAAAAAATAGCATTCTTACAAACAGTTAAATAATTTGGAGTAAAGTCTAATGGCTTTTGATTTACAGGTTTTTAATAAACAAACCTATCTTGCAATGACTGAGTATGTGGCTCAGGACGTTGAAAAGTTTAACCAAGCATCTGCTGGAGCAATTCAACTTATCTCAAATCCGTTTCAAGGTGACTTCGATATGGAGGCATCTTTCAAGCAGATTGAGGGGTTAGTTCGTCGTCGTAATGCTTACGGAACTGATCCAGTTGCAGCTAAACGTTTAACACAAATCCTAGATGTTGCTGTTAAAGTTGCCGCTGGTACACCGCCAATTCAATATGAAAAGCAACAATACTTGTGGATTAAACAAAATCCTGAAGCAGCAGCTTTGACGATTGGTGAGCAGTTGGGTAAAGCTAAAATTGCTGACATGTTAAATGCTGGTATCCTTGCTGGTGCATCTGCAATTGGTGGCAACACTGATGCAGTTGAGGGTGATGGTACTGGTGATGCAACATTCCGCTTGCTGAACAAGGGTTCGGCTCGTATGGGTGATCGTTCAGGTGCAATCCGCGCTTGGGTAATGCACTCTACTACAATGCATAATCTATTTGATAATGCATTAGCTAATGCTGAGAACTTATTCCGTTATGATGGTGTAAACGTAATTCGTGATCCATTTGGACGCTTATTCGTTGTAACTGACTCTCCAGCATTAGCAGTGACTACTACAGGCACAATCTACAACACGCTTGGTCTTGTTGAAGGTGGTATTGTAGTAAACGATAGCAATGACTTTAATGCTGAGTTAGTGCCTTCTACTGGTAATGAAAACATCGAATACACCTATCAAGCTGAATGGTCTTATGGTGTCGGTGTTAAAGGTTATGCATGGGATACCGCTAATGGTGGTAAGTCTCCTACTGATACGGCAATCGGCACAGGTACAAACTGGGATAAGATTGCAACGTCTATTAAAGACACTGCTGGTATCTTGGTTAAGTCTAAGTAATTTGATTGCCCCGAAAGGGGCATCATTTTGGAGTTTAAAATGTCTGTTAATAAATTTGGTAAGCTGTACTTCACTACTGATTTTTCAGAAAGTAATGTAAAGAAATTACAATCAGAAGGTTGGACTTTGCGTAATGCTGCTATCGTTTCAGAGCAAATCGAATTGGCAAATGAGTATGGTGGCAATATTCCACAGCACTATAAAGATGCTGGAATCACAGTGACTACTGAAAAACAAACACGCCAACACCGTCAAGAAGTAAAAACAGAAACAAAGGAATAATCAAATGAGCTTTATCACTATTGCGGAAGCAGAAACAATTTTAGGTACTGATTTTGCGCCTGATGCTGATAAGGCTCGATTAGTCCTTTTGGCAAACACATGGATGAAAAATCAGATTGGATATGTACCTGATCCAGTTGATGAAACGTTGAAACTTGCTGCATGTGAAATTATAAAAGGTATCATTGCTGGAGATATTTATGCTGGTATAGAGCGCAAAACCACAAGTGAAAGTGTAAAAGCTGATACTGTTCAGGTAACTGAAAGTTTTTCTGAAGGTAGTCGCGCAATATCTCAATATGAGCAAATAGCAATTGCTTTGATTGATTCACTTGATTTAAAGCCAAATGGTTTTAGCTTTAAGGTGTATCGCGCATGATTAGAGATAAGATCCAATCAAAGCTAGGTAAAGCATTCAATGGAAAGCTAGCAGACGCTGTAAAAGACTTCGCATGTCAAAAAGTTGTCTATTCTGGTGATTATAATCATGACTTGCAAGAATACCATGTAGCTGAAAACAAATCATATACAGGGCGATGCATACGCGGAAGCTATTTAAAAGACACGGTTAAGCCAATCGATTATCAAGTCGAAGATGCAAAGGCTATTCTTCTGCAAAATGAAGTTACTCGCATACCTGAAATTGATGATATTTGGGTTTTTACTGACGGTGATTTTAAGGTTATTAATATTTCTAAAGATCCTGCTGATGCTTCATTTACCATTCAAATTCGCAAGACTGGTCAGAAGTCTTATGTGAGTGGTGTTTATCCATCTCCATCACTATTCCCAAGTCAGACACTTTACCCTAGTGGGTAGGAGAATTTTATGCCTGTAGTTCCATACGGTGAAGTTGATTATCAAAACCTACCATCATTAGCTACACCAGTTAACGCTGAAAATCTTAATAGTACGGATGATCAAGCTGGATTATTGACTGGTTTATTTATCTCAATGCAATCAATTTTAGGTAATGATCTAATTCCAGACTTTGAGTCATTTGTAGGCTTGATGCGTAAAGTTGCTCAGACATACAGTGAGACTGGCGAAACTTGGGATTACTTGGATTTAACCACTAATCCAATGATTGCGAATCAGGTAGCTCGGTTATTTTGGTCAACAGCTACAGATACATTGAATATCAATCATAGTGGTGATGTTATTCAGCAAGTTGGCGAAGAAACATTTATCTACACGACAAATACAACTGGAACAACAATTCATAATGGTGAGCTGATTGGTCTTGATCCAAATACAACAGGAATTGTGCGCTATCTTGCCGATGGAAATACAAGCCCTATTTACTTTCTTGGTGTAGCAACACAAGAGATACCAGCAGGAGAGAAAGGTCGCTTGACTGTATTTGGTCGTGTACGTAGTCTTAATACTTCGTCATTTGCGTTTAGAAAGGATTTATATGCTAGCCCTTCTATTGCTGGCACAATGACAAATACAAAGCCAACGGCTCCCAATGTAGTGCTTACAATTGGATTAACTACAACTGTTCATGCTTCTGATGGTGAAATATTTGTTCGACCAATTATTGAAAGGCAGAGTTATTTTGGATCATTCTTTCGCTTAGCTGATGCAACATTGGGAGCGGATAATACGGCTACGCCAATTCAGTTCACAAATACCGCATTGGCGAACGGGGTATCAATTCACCCAACAATTGCATCTCGTATTGTTATTGCTAATTCTGGGCTTTATTCATGTAATTTTTCTTGCCAATTGGTTTCAACAAGCTCAAGCCTGAAGAATGTTAAGATATGGCTTGCTGTGAATGGCGTAGCTGTTCCAAATTCAACGATGCGTAGAGCGGTAGAAACAGGAACGGCTGTTACAGTCCAAACAAGAACAACAGATCTTGCTGTTAATGCTGGTGATTATTTGGAAATTATGTGGGCTTCAGATAATACAAATGTGATTCTTGATCATGTTGTTGCTGATGCTGTAGCGCCATTTGCTCCAGCGACTCCAGCAGCTTCACTTCAGGTAATCCAAGTTCAGCAGTAATTTATTAAACAAATAACCATATCAAAACAATTGATTTTACTTTTTTGGTTGGTGTGGGTATATTTTTGTTTATTGATTGAATCCGTAGGCGATACGGTAGATGTAAAGTGATAAAAATATCCATCAGTAGTGGGTAAAGCAACGCTACAAGCAAGGGTTCGCAACTTGCCGATCAGTAAGTCCATGCTAAGTTATTAGTGCATGACTATAAATTAAACTAATAACCGCTTATCATCACATTTGATAGATATTATTATTGCGCAACATAATTGACTGCTGGAAAGACAGCAAACTTTAGAGAGTGAATTAGTAGGCATTGCTTAGTTGCTAACGATAGAAAGTTCACTCTACTAAAGTTTATAAACGTGGTGCGATATAGTGCTGTTGACAATATTGGACGTTGCTAAGACTGGAATCTTGCATAAACTTTAAAGCTCACTTCGGTGGGTTTTTTTATTTTAATGTGTTATATTTATTAATGTTAAGTCCGCAAAAATTTAACACGGCACCTTAAATACTTTTTAGTGTTTATAAAACCAAGCTCACTTAAAACGTGGGCTTTTTTATTGCCAAAATATTAGAAAAACAAATAAGCATATTAGAATTATGAATTGTACATATCACCGTAGCCACAGCATAATAAGAATATACAAGGTGAGGTGTTGAATGAAAATATTTTTATCTATCTTAAGTGTTTATTGGCTTCTTGTTGTTTTTAATTTTTCTTGGAATTATTCTCTTTATCCATGCAACACTAAGTGGTTTCATTTATTAAGAGCAATAAAATCAGTAAGCATATTGTTTCTTGTGTTAGCTATTGGTTTTTCTCCATTAGTTGCATTGCTGTGGTTTTACTAATGAAAGATAAGAAATCATACAACCATACAAGAGAAGTAAAAAAAGTTTCTCTAGGCAAAGTAAAGGACGCTGACATTTTGAAGCACATCGAAGCAAACAAAATCGAGTTCAGCACATACGTTAAAAATTTAATTAGGGTGGATATGAAGAATGAAACAACTAACAAAACAGCAAGCGATTAAAGCATTCTCAAGCAGTCTTGTTGTAGTTTATAAAAATGGTGACAATTACAAGCTAGTAAGTAAGCACACAAAATTGTCAGTTGCTAATGAGTTTATTTTGGTTGGTGGTTGATATGATTATTTCAAGAAGATTTAAGTATAATCCAAAATTAAGTGACTTATATAGGGTTAAAGCAATGTGTTTTGTTTGTTCAAACACCGTGCTTGATGGTGATGTTGCTTTCACAAAAGGATTGGTTGGTGAATATCTTGGTGATTTTACTCACGTTTATCAACTACAAGAAAATTTTTATAATATAGAACTAAACAATTGCGTATACTCATCAAGTTTCAGGAAGTGCAATACATTTAAATTAAAATTGTTGTGGTTTTATCACATGGTTCTGCTTCGCAAGGATTATGTTTATTTGAATGGTGTGTTAAGAAAATGACAGTCGAAATAGCAACAATCCTATCCCTATTCATCGTTGTGAATGGCTTAGGTTTTAGTTATCTTATTAAGCATGGTTTAGTTTAATATAGGTGGTGATCTATGAAAACCCAATCAGAAATCCTAAAAAAAGAAATCGGCATGGGTGAGATTGCAATTGCGGTTGCATTCCTAGTGCTATTTATTCCAGCTATTGCGTATTTTGGTTGAGGTGGTGTGATGGTTAAATATATTTGCATATTGAATATTGGTATGGCTATTGGTTTTTATTTAGCAGGTGGATTTTCATGACACGCCAAAAGATTTTAGACAATAAGCCTGATGGGGCGACGCATTATTTTTTAGTGCCAAATGGTAGTGGTGATCCTTATTATTGCTACTTTAAGGATGGCAAATATTATTACTTTTATTCAAATGATGAAATTGTTAAGCCGCATATTTCATCTTGGATAAAACCACTCTAATAAATCGAGGTGCTAAATGGCTTGGAAAGGAACCAGACCTTCACAATTTGCACTAGAAGTTTTAGCCAAGGGTGATGAGACTGTTAAAAAGATTTCTACTGAGATTTTACAGCAAGTTATTGTACGCTCACCTGTAGATACTGGTGCATTTCGCGGTAATCATCGTGTATCACTAAATGGTGAAGATAAGTCTTATGATGAATCTAAGCTAGATACATCTGGCATGAATGCTTTGGCTGCTGGAACTGCTAAAATTGCAACGGCTAAATTTGGAGGATTGGTTTATATCCAGAATAATTTACCATACGGTGAGGCATTAGAGCATGGACATAGTAAACAGGCTCCTCTAGGAATCTACTCAATCGCATTCATGAATGTGGTAAACAAATACAAGTAATTTAAGGGTGAAACATGATTAATTTAGTTAAAGAAAGAGAGTTGTTTGAAGCGTGGCATTTCAATAAATATTATACTAAAGATGCTGATAAGGATTTTTTATATGAGATATTTGAATCAGAATTAGATGATAATATTAAGTATATTAGCTATGAAGTTGATCATTCTTGGCAGGCTTGGCTCGCATCATCACAACGAGAAGGGTTTAAGTTTGTTCCTGTTGAGCCTGAAGAAAAACAATGGAGTGGTTTGGCGCGACACTTATGTAGATATATGCAAATGCATGACCGTTACTGCCCAAAAACACTGAAAAAATACTTCGATAGATTTATTGGAAAGCCTCCTGAGTGGTTGGATAAAGAAGTTGGTAATTGGGAGTCTGATCATGCTTTTGCCACGGCTGATTTAGGTGTTTTTATCTATAAAGCCATGATCAGAGCTTGTGATGAATAAAATCATATTCGACGCTGAGCTTTGGCTTTACGAAAGAAAGAAAGCATATCCAATGGTTGATTGTGTTTCTGGAAGTGCTGACGGAATGTGGAAGAACTTTAATTACCATCCTGAATACAAAGGTAAAGTTTTGCAACATGGTGATGTGATTGGTGATTCTAATGATTAAAAATATTATTATTGCTTTTTTGCTTGTATGGGCGTTCAGTGCAACATTTGTTTTCTTTATGTATCGAAAGATGATGAATGATTATATTAAAAACTCTGAGCCGAAAGATAACCATGCAAAATTAACCAATCATAAGATTGATTTGTGAGATGAGTAACTGATATGCCAATGACAACCGAACAAGCAAACGCAATTCTTATTAAAAAGATTGGACAGTTTACAGGTGCTTTAAAAGAGAATGTTAGATTTGAGAATCAGCAATTGCCAAATGGTAAACCATTTGTAGCACCGACTGATAAAGTTTGGTGTAAGGTGTTTATCGAATATGGTGATAGTCAATTAGCATCAATTGGTAATTCTCCTTGCGTCCGTGACTTTGGCTTAATCTCAATCCAATGTTTTGCGCCATTAAATAGCGGAACCAAAGCAATGGATAAGCTATGCGATGCTTGGCGTTTATTCTTTCAATCATTTACTGATACACATTTAGAAGTTTATAAGGTGAATGCGCCACAATCAATTCAAGACAAAGATTTCTATGCTAAAATTGTTCGGGCTGAGTTCCGAGTCAATTAAAATAAACTATACTAGAGCCACTCAATCGAGTGGTTTTTTTATTCCTAAAATCAGGAGAACACAATGAGTTCAGGCTCTAAGATTAAATTATATATGTGCGAGGAAACTGTCGCAGGAACTACGCCAGCTAGTCCTGAGTGGTTCGTTGTTCCTCGCGTCACAGATTCACTAACTGAAAACGTAACTACAGAAGTTAGCGCAATTGTTGCCGACACACGCTTCCGACAAGGTTCAACCCCAACTGAAGCAGAAATTACAGGTGATTTAGCAACTGAATTATCTGTAGGGACTTTTGATAAATTCATTTCTGCGGTTGCGATGAATGAGTGGGTTGTTGATGGTGTAGATCCAAACAAATCAACTCTAAACTTTGGCGGTTCTGTTCGTAAAACATTTACTTTTGTTAAGGTTTATTCAGACATTGGGCAAGTGTTTATTTATCGCGGTATTTACATTAACTCTATGTCATTCCAATTGGCTACAACAGGTAAGGTAAATATCAATTTTGCTCTTGTTGGTACTGGGTTTGAGCAAACTACAGTTAACCCTGTTTCATCTCCAACTGATATGTCGGGAACTCCATTGGTTTCAGCGTTAAATGTGAATACATTCACAGTTGATGGTGCTACCACTGTTAATACTGCATGTGTTCAATCTGCTAATGTTGATATTACAAACAACTATGAGGCGGTTCGATGCTTGGGTGGTGGTAAGTTAACTGCTCAAAAGTACATCGAAAAGATCATGGATATCACATTGGCTACGCAGTTTGCCTTTGGCACTCAATCAGCAGCTTATATTGAACATATCAAGAGCCGTGTTAAAATGGCTGTGGCATTCAAAATCGAGGATAGCCTTGGAAACTCTTATGAGTTCTCATTCCCTACCCTTGAAGTGTCTGAGGCTAACCACCCAGATGCAGGCGGTGAGGATTTAGTTTATCTTGATGTTAACTTTACACAAGTTGTTGAAAGTCCAGTGATTACACGTATTTTAGCTTAACACAAGCCCTTCGGGGCTTCTTTTGGAATTTAAAGATGAGTTTAAAAGTAGAAATTCAAAAAAGCAAAGATGTCTCAAAATGGGTTGAGTATAAAGATGCTGAAGGAAATGTTTTAGCTGAATTTGAAATCCGTGGTGACGCTTACAAGCCATATCGAGTTGCATTAGAGCGCGCACAAAATCAGATTTCATCAAAAGGATATCTGTTAGAAAATATTTTTGGCGATGAGAAGCTATATCATGAATTGCTTCTTGAAGCATGCGCACGTGAACTTATCAAGGACTGGAAAGGTGTTGTAATGGTAGAGGATGGTAAGGAGGTTGAGCCACCATATACGCCAGAAACAGCAGAATACCTATTAAATGAGGGAGACATTGGCATAGTTATCTGGAATTTCATTCGAGAACATGCAGCAAAGATTCAATCTGATGCAGATATGGTGCATAAAGAAATTTTGGGAAAGTAGTTGAGTTATACAATTGGTATTCTAATGAAGCTAAAACAGAACACCAGTTGAAGCAAATGGAAGCAATGGGGATTAAACCAACTCCACCGCCAAAATACAACTATGAAGCAAGTGCAATTGTTAATGCATACAATCGCATAGCTCGCGCTAGATCATATGAGCAATGCTCACCGCTACCATTGCATACTGAACAGATTAAAAGCTATTTAGAGCTAAATGATGCGCCTTGTGAACTACATATCTTTATTGATTGCATCTTCGCCATTGATGATATTTTCATTGATGAAGCAAGAAAGCGACAAAAAAGAGAAATGCAGAAAAACAAAGTTAAGAAATAATGCACCTTCGGGTGCTTTTTACCTGAAGGATTGTAAATATGGCTGAAGAATCTCGCCTAGTCATTGTGGTTGACTCTAAAAACGCTGAAAGAAATGCCATTAATTTGGGTAAAGAATTAGACTCAATTGAAAAGAAAGGCGACTTTGCATCAAAATCAATGGATGGTCTTTCTGTTGCAACTCGTTCGCTTGCTGGTCAAATGGCTGGTCTTGTAACTGTTGGTGCTGCCGTTGCTAAAATGGATGCCTACACAGGTATGCAAAACCGTTTAAAACTTGTTACTTCATCACAGCAAGATTTAAACACAGCAATGAATGATACATTCAAGATTGCACAAAAGTCATATCAAACATGGGATTCTGTAATTCAGGTTTACCAGCGTTTTAGCGACAATGCTAAAACTCTTGGTATCAACATGAAGCAAACTGCCGTATTGACTGAAACGGTATCAAAAGCAGTTGCAATTTCAGGTGCAAGCACTCAAGCGGCAGAAGCAGCATTAACCCAATTCGGGCAAAGTCTAGCCTCTGGCGTTTTTCGTGGGGAAGAATTTAACTCTGTCGCTGAACAGACTCCAGCATTATTAAAAGCTATTGCTACAGGTCTTGGTGTGAGTATTGGCGAACTTCGTAAAATGGCAAACGAAGGAAAGCTAACAACTGATGTTTTAATTAAAGGTCTTGATAAGTCAAGAGAATATGTTGATAACTTATTCTCAAAAACTGACATGACTATCAGTCAATCACTAACTCTTTTAAATAATGAAGTTACTAAATTTGTCGGTGAAGCAGGAAAGGCAAGCGGTGCTGCCTCAGCTATGGCTGAGTCAATTAAGCTTCTTGGTGAAAATCTTAGTACGATTGCTGATATTGCAGTTCTTGGTGGCATTGCATATTTAACAAAAGCTATCATTGCTCAAACCACGTCTATTTATGGGTCGGTAGCAGCTACAGCAGCACAACGCGCTGCAACTATCGCACAACAACAAGCATCCATAGCAGCAGCCACAGCAACATTAAATGAGGCTAAAGCACATCTTGCAAACATCCAAGCAACTAATGCCGAAACACAAGCTAAATTTGGCGCAGCAGCGGCATCAGCGCGTTACAAGCTAGCAAGTGATGCGGTTACTCGCGCATTAGCAGCACAAACAGCAGCACAAACAGCAGCAAATACGGCATCATCACTTGGAAGTCGTGCATTAGGGTTAGTTGGTGGTTGGACTGGTGTTATTACACTAGGAATTACCGCCTTAGCTGCTGGATATATGTACCTTCAAAAAAGAACAGCAGATGCCAATGCTAAACTTGAAGAACAAGCTCAAGTTGCTAATAAAGCGAAAGAGGAGTTGCTAGCTCTTAAAGGGGTAGAGCGCCAAACAGCTATCAATGATCTAACTACAGCTTTTGCAGCTCAAAACAAAGAGCTTGAGAAGTCGAAAGAAGCTGTAAACAATGTTCTGTTTGCCATTCGCGCCTCATCTGTTGAGAATGAAAAGGCTCGAAAAGTAACTGAGGATGCTCGCAAAGGACTAATCAGCTATAGCGAAGCAGCTAAACAACTTAATGGCATGAATATTTCACCTGAGCTTTACAACATGCTGATGAAGCAAGTTAATGCTTATGATGAAAATGCAATCAAGGCTGATAAGTCTCAAAAGGCATTAAAAGTATTTGGTATTGAAGTTAAGCTCAGTGGTAGTAATGCTCAAAATGCTGTGTCTGGCATTGATGCCAATACTCGAAGCATGACAGAAAATGAAAGAGCTGCTGCAAAAGCTGCAAAAGCGCAAAAGGATTTTAAAGCATCATTATTTGATCGTGAGTTTGAAGCGCAATTAACATCTAAACTGCTTAATAAAGGCTATACACCTGAACAAGTTGCGGATATGGTAAAAACCGCAGCATGGGCGCAAAAGAATGGTGTAAAAATCACTAATGACTTGTATCAAGCTAGCCTTAAAGTTTTGGATATTGAGCAAAAAAATAAGGATATTATTGATGCTAAATCCAATGCTGAAAAGGAGCGAACCAAGGAGTTAGAGAAGCAACAAGCTGTATTGAAGTTAAATGCTAAAGTCCAAGAGAATGCTGCAAAGTATAATTTTGGCGGACTTGAATCAAAATACAATCTACCAAAAGGCACGTTGTCTACAATCCATGCAATTGAAACAGGTAATACTGGAAAAACCAATCAGGTGAATCGAGATACTGGTGCAACTGGTGGATTTCAATTCTTGGCAAGTACAGCAAAACAGTATGGTGTAAAAGATCGTACTAATTTAGCTCAATCTGCTGAAGGTGCTGCAAAATATATGCGCTACCTTTTAGACCTATTTAAGGGCGATCTTGAAAAAGCTGTTCGCGCTTATCATGCTGGCGAAGGTAATGTTCAGAGAGGAACAAATCTAGGCAAATACAATAATGACTATTGGAAAAAGTTCCAAGGTTATATTGCTGGTCAAGGCGGTTACTCTGCTGGCGATATTTCATCAAAAGACTTTGAGAAAATGCTTGATGATTCAGTTAAATTACTTGAACAGCAGGCAGAGTCAAGAAAGGCACTTGAATTAGACGTTGCGAATGAAGTAACTAAAATTCGAGAAGGCCTGAAAGATAAGCTCAAAGAAATTGATGAAGCTCAATTCTCACCAGAGGAAAAAGCAAAACTTGTTGCTGAATACACGGCCAGAGCTGAAAATGATATTGCTGTTGCTAATCAAGCACTGAAAACTAAATTAGATGATTATAGCAATTATCTAAAAAGTGAGGAGCAATTGTTAAAAGATAGCTATGCTCAACGTCAATTTGATGTAATGCATGACTTAACATTAACAAAAGATCAACGTGAAGAAGCAACGAAGCATTTACAAAAGCAGCTTGAGATTGAAACGGCAGCTATTCGACTAGCCAAAGAAGAACGCATGTTTCAGTTGCAAGAGCAATTCTTAACTGAAAATCAAGCAATTGAAAAACGTTATGCTTTGGAGGTTCAAAAGTTAGCTCAAATCAATGATATTGAGGAGAGAAATCACGCTGCTGAGATGCTGAGATTAGATAAAGAGAAAAAGCAATGGAACTTGCTAAAAGATGCCCGTGACAAATGGAATGGCACAAAAGCTGAAATTGGCGGATATTCTGATTTTGCAAATATAGCAAATACAAGAGATGTGCGAGTTGGTCAATCTCAAGATTTACTTAATGCTGATCTTGCTGCTGCTGGTGAAAATCAGGCTGCAATAGAAGATGCTTTAAAGAATCACTATGACCGCCTTATTGATATTCAAAGAAACTATAATCTAGCATCTTATGATTTGCAGTTGGGCTATGGCTCTAGTATTGCTGGATCATTCGCTGATATGTTTAAGAGCTTGCAGGGTGAGCAGTCATCGGCATATAAAGTAATGTTTGCAGCAAGTAAGGCTTTCTCTATTGCTCAATCAACAATATCGATTATTAGCGGTATTGCGCAAGCTGCCAATAATCCTTGGCCATTAAACCTTGCAGCAATGGCGACTGTAGCAGCATCGACGGCAACTCTTGTTTCTGACATTCAATCAGTTGGTGCAATTGGTTTTGCTACTGGTGGATATACCGGCAATATGGGTAAAACAGATGTTGCTGGTGTTGTTCATGGTCAAGAATATGTATTAAACGCTGCTGCTACCAAAAGGATAGGGGTTGACACATTAAACTCAATCAATAGCGGTGGAGGTATTGGAAGTAATGTAAATATTACTATTAATGTTCCGCAAGGCTATACTGCTGCACAGTCGCAAGATTCAAGCGGAAATGTTACTATTGATGTGGTGAGAAGTGAGATTGATCAATCTTGGCAACGTGTTACAAAGGCAAACAGCAAAGAATCTCGCGTTATTCAATCAACATTTGGAATACAACCTAAGCGATAGGAGTTAAAAATGGATACGCTTCAATTGAATGCACTTGTCGCTGGCTATGCTTTTAATGTCGGTAATAATGTAAGGCAACAAGTCTTAGAAGGCGGTATGCCAAGACAAGTAATTAAATTCCTTGGGGCTGTCCATTCTGTTAATGCTCAAGTTTTACTGCCTGATGAAAGAACTAGGCAATACTTCTGGGCTTTCTGGCGTGTAAATCAGACAAGGAAGTTTTACTGGGAATTATCAATTGATAATGGTATCAACGAAGTGGTTGTTTGTCAGTTTGATGCTGAAACAGTTCCAGCGGAAACAGAAATACATGCTATTGTTCGTAAAGTATCTTTTACTGTATTTGTTGAGCCAATTACAAGAAATGCAGATGATGATCAAGCTGTAGTTGATATATTTAATGGTGTTCCTGATGGAGACGTTACAGGAATTGAGAAAATACCAAACATCTGGCTTCCTGATGCCACAGGGGTTTAATTATGGATTTAACTGAAGAAATGTTATCTGTATTAGACCAGTCTAGTGGTATTATTGGTTTAATTGAGAGTATTGAGATATATCAGCCAAATTGGAATGATACTTTAAGGTATGTCAATAACTCTCGCTTAGATTTAACCTTGACTGATGAAAATGGAGTTTCTAAGGTCTATAAGTATGCAAATATTGAGATCAGTAGAGCTGTTGATTCTGATACACTAGAGCAAAGTTTTAGCTTTGCTTTTGGTGATCTTGGTTCTATAGTTCCAGAGCTGGTCGATCTGTTTATTAATGACAGTGATATTGTTTTGCCAACTTTTGCGTATCGTGCATATTTAATTGGTAGATATGATAGCCCATATATCGTATTCAAGAATCTTGAAATAGAAACTATTATTAGAGACTGGCAAGGTGCTAGAGCTGATGCAAAAGCACCAAGTTTAAATGAAAGTGGAAATGGTAGAGTTTATAACCCGACTACAGATCCTTCATTGTCTGGATTTTATTAATGAATGAATTATTCAGAAAGAGATACAATCCATTAAATTATCATTGTGTGCATTTCGTTATTGATGCTGCAAAAGAATTATATGGATTAGATTACTCGAAATGCTTTATTGGTCTAACGTCATCACTTGCAGAAACAGTCAAGACTTCTAGAAATACAGTGCATTGTAATAAGCGTATTGGTGCACCACATGAAGGTTGTATTGTGTTGATGACTTATCAAGATGGCAATTCGCATGTCGGATTATATCATCAACATCGTATCTTTCATCTAACAGAAAATTGCGTATCTCGCCCAACCATTGAACAAGTTAAACTAATGTTTAAAAGGATTCGTTTTTATGAGCCAAATCTTAATAATTAATAATGTATTAGATGCGAATGAAAGCGAGATTATTCAATCTGACAATGTTTTAAAGACATTTTGCGAGATTAAGTCAAAGCATCCTAAAGCCAAGATTTATTTAGGAAATACGCCTAGTCCTGAAACTGATATTTCACCAAATTTAGAAGATAGAGCAACGATTGCGCGCTTATTAGAAATTAATGATGATTGTACAATTGTATGTCATTCTGGTGATGTGGTAAGCGCAGTAACTTGGGCTTTTAGTTCACTATTTGGTGCGGTTGTTCAAGCTTTTGTTAATGTTCCGTCAACAAATCAGAGTGGATCTAAAGCAAGCGGCTCTAGCAATAATGATTTGTCAAATCCAGAAAATAAACAGCGAATCAATGAACGTATTCCATACATATTAGGTCGTGTAAAGGCTATTCCAGATCTTTATGCTCCACCATATCGTCATTTTATTGATGGTGTTGAAGTTGAAGAACTGCTTTTATCTTTGTGTGAAAATCCAGTTCAGGTTTCAAATTTTAAAGAGGGTGATACGCCTGTACAAGAGATTACAGGAAAGTCAGTAACAGCTTATGGTTTAAATCAAAATATTACTGGAACAAGCAATATTTATAAAGTTGGTGATACGTTCTCCAATGCTCCTGTTATTGCAAAGCAATCAAACTCAATCAATGGTCAGACTTTAATACCACCAAACGCAACACGTGTTGAGCGTTCAGATATATATTTCGTATATCCAAACCAGATTAAAACATTAAATGCTCAGACTCAATTTGATGGATTTTCATCGGGTGAAAGTATTGTCATTGAAGGTGCTAATTTTGGTATTTCTGATCTAGCTGTAACTGGAACAGTAAACATAAACTATCTAACACAAACTTTATCAATTACATCGTCACAAACAGTTGTCGGATATGCTGATTATAGAAAAATCAACATCACAGCTATGTTGATTACTGATCCTGAGAATGGATCTCTTGATCTTGCTGGTCTTTATGATATTTCTTCAATAACTTACTCTGGCGGAGTTTATACCATTGCACTGCTTAATGCGGTAGATACTAATGCGAACTTTGCAAACATGACGGCAAACGCTTCAACAAGTCTTGCTGCAAACTTAACTGCAAATACAGCAAATATTTTCCTTGATGGAACATATTCAATTACTAGTGTTGATAGTTCAAATAAGTTAATTACATTAACTTCACCAAGTTCTATTAATTCTGATTGGAATAAGTTATTAGATTTAGCTGGAGAACAAACTCCTGTTGGAACCATTAAGTTACGAGGTAGTCAGGAAAATTACATAGGTTGGTTTACTGTAAGCTCTCAGCAAGCAACAGGATTACTATTTAACTTCAAAGCATTGAATGGCATATATCAGGGATCAACTGCAAAAACTGCAAACATAACAGTTGAGTACCAAAAAGTTATAAATGGCGTTCCAACTGGCACAGTTTACAGTCAATCGGTATCTATGACTGGTAGACCAAATAACCGAGACTCTGTTGGAGCTTCGCTCTGGATCGATCTTCCATTTAGTGGAGCTGTTAGATTTAGAGCAAGAAGAACAAATGATAATGGTGAGGCTGCTGATCTTGTTGATGAAGTTAAGTTTTATCAAGCGTATGCATTCCATTATCTAAGCAAATTAACTTATGATGATGTTGTAATAGTGAGAGCTAGAACAATTGCTACTGTTAATGCTACAAGCCAAGAATCACGACAATTAAACTGTATTGCTGAAAGTCTTGTTTATGACTATTCATCTGGTGTCAGATCATTAAATAGAATTCCATCTCGAAATATTGCAGATCTTACTATTGATTTAGCCTTAAATCCTCGCATTGGTAGACGATTAGAGTCTGAGATTGATTTTTCTAAAATATATGAAACTGTAGCTGAGATAGAGCAATATTTTGGCTCTGAAAAAATGGCAGAGTTTAATTACACACTGGATAATATAAATACATCATTTGAAGAGATGATGAGAATGATTGCTTCTGCCACATGCTCTCATGATAGACGATTTAGTCGTGAAATATTCTATGAACTAGAAAGCTCAGAAAACTTGCCAGTAATTCTATTTAACCATAGAAATAAAGTCCCACAATCTGAGAAGCGCCAATATGAGTTCAAAAGCAAATATGATGGTGTAGAGTTAACATATGTTGACTCAGAGAGTGGTTGGATTGAAAAAATTATTCGTGCTCCTAGTGAACTGATTACTAATCCAAGAAAAATTGATGGAACTGGAATTGTTTACAAAGAACAAGCTCATATCATCGCATGGAGAGAGTGGAACAAAATCCTATTCACAAGAGAGACTGTTACGTTCTCTGCATATTGCGAATCAGATTTAGTTTTTCGTGGTGATTGTATTTTAAATACAGATGATACACGTTTAAATAAAATGTGTTCTAGTGGGGAGGTTAGATCATGGTCTGGTTTGAATATAAAGTGTTCACAGCCATTTCATATTGATGAATTAAATAACTATGTCATTCACCTACAGATGAAAAATGGTTCAATTGATGTTATTGAAATAACTCAGGGTTCTGATGATTATAGTTTTTTTTTAGCAAGACCACCAATAGAGCAATTGGTTACACAAGGTCAAGTAAAAACAGCATACATAATCACAACTGAAGCCGAACAGAACGAGCGTAGATATCTTATCTCGTCAAAAACACCAACAAGTATTTTTGAAAATGAGATTATAGCAACAAATTATGATGATCGTTTCTATCAAAATGATAAAGACATTATCAATAACTTAATTTAATATTTATTTAATTTATATAGGATTAATGACATGGCTTCCATTATTACCAGTCAAGATTTTGAAGATGTAAAGCGTGATATTGAAGACACAGGTAAAGCTGTAAATACTGATGCAGTGATTACACCGCGATATGGCGATGTATTTAAATCAATCCCGATGGTATCACGTGAAGCTCAAGAGGGTTTTGTAGCGCAACAGAGCGAATTAACTCAAGCAATTAATATTGCTTTAGCTGCTGGTGCTGGTGCTTCTGGTTGGACTGCTTCGCTTGTTACTGATGCTAGTGGAGACAATCAACAGCAAATCAATAATCGTGGTGGTGCGCTTTGGTACAATAAAGCTGGTGGTTATTCTGTAAATGACCGTGTTATTTTAGCTAATGGTGATGTTGTTAAATCAACTATTTCAAATAATACCAACAACCCGAATGTTGATATGAGTGGGTGGGTCAAAGCAAATTCAGCAGGTCAAATATTTGATTCTAATGGATTATCTCAACAAGAAATTAATGATCAATATAAAGCAAGAATATCAAAAACTTTCTATGCTGTAGATTATGGATTAAAAACTACCAATACAGCTTATGAGAATACACTTGCATTGCAATCGCTATCAGTAGCAGTAAATGCAAACAATGGCGGTCACGTTATTTTCCCTGCTGGTACGCATGAAATCGGTCATCAAGTGTTAGCTGGAAATGAAACATCAGGCGCATCTTGGATCTTCTCAGAGCTTTTCCATGTTCATGACTGTTCCGATGCACTTCTTCTTGAGTTTAATCAAACTGTATTTAAGTTCAAGGATGGCATGCGCCATGGTGCATTTGATCCGATTACTGGTGAACCCGTTGCAAATGGTGGTATTAATCCAAAATATCAAGCAGGATATGGTCGTGCTATTGAATTAAGAGACAACCAAAATCTACGCATAATCGGACAAATGCGCATAGATGGCAACGATGCCAATGCAATTGTGGGCGGATTATATGGTGATGCTGGTCGTCAATGTGTCAGTTATGCACTTTATATGGTCGGAAATAAAGTCGTGACTTCAGATGGCAGCTTCGTATTGCATAATATGCCACTTGATGGCCTGTACAACTCTGGATTGAACCAGGCTGATTCAATGCATAACCTAAGTGGCATTGTTTCTTTGCGTAATGGTCGTCAAGCGTTCAGTCTAACTGGTGGTTGGAACCAGACATACTCTAACTGCTATTTTGGCAAGACAGGTATGGGAAGTTTTCCGAGCTCACCACCTGCTGCGAACTTAGATACAGAAGCGGAAATAACGCTAGAAATCAAAAATATCAATTTCAATTTCTGTGTGTTTAGTGATGCCGTCGGCGCAAGTGTCGTTACTGAGTTCCCATCTGTGCGTGGAGTGCTATTCAATTATTGCGTTATAGAAAACTCTGTAAATATTGCGGTTTACTGTAAATCAGAGTGGGGTTTCAATCATTGTTATATTGGTGGAAAAGTAGAGCCGTTCTATAGCACAAATAAAAATTCTCCTGCATGGATGGACACCTGCACAATATCAATGCGTATGCAAGATGGTCGATTGGCTTATCGTCAGGGATATATGTTCTCAGATGGCGGAAGTAATGCTGTATTCACGAGAATTAAAGACCTAATACTAGATTATGACTTCGATATCGCAAACGAAACAAAGATCTTATATTTAGGGTCTAGCGGAAAGCATAAAAACATCACATTTAATGTGAAGGGAAATCCCGACAATGTTGCAGGTGCAAATATTGTCGCTCTGGTTGGTAATGCGAAGATCGATGGTTTTATGGTGAATGACTCATCTCAGTATTCTGGAGCATTGCCGAACATCCGAAAATCTATCGAAGGCGTTGGATTGGGTTATCTAACAAATGCTTTCATCTCCAAGAATGGAAACGGCGATGAGAATATTCTATGGGCTAACCCATTCTATTCTGCTGGCGGTCGTTCTGGCTGGTGGTCTGGTGGCTACTTTGATAAACAAGGATCGCTTTTAGAGCCTAAAGAATTATCAATTGCTAAAAACCGCTTTGGATCATCTGACTACTATGGAGGCGGTCAGGTTGTTACTAGCAATAATGGTGTTCCGACTTCTGGTTGGTATCGATATGGGACAATTATTTTTAATGCGAATCCTGCTGTTGGTCAGCCTGCTGGATGGATCTGTACTACTGAGGGTGAAGTTGGTGCTGGTGCGGTATTTGCTAAGTTACCAAATTTAGCATCCATTTAAATTAAAGCCCTTCGGGGCTTTTTATGTAAAAAATTCCAATATTAATTTAACTGATATACAATCTTCAAAACACAACTGGGGAAAATTGTGGAAAATGAAAGCTATGGGCTTCGGCTTGAAAAGAAGATTGATTCATTACAGTCTGAGATACGAACGCTAACAGACCATATCACTAGGCATACTTTTGTAAATGAAGTAAATCAAAGTAAGATTTCTGAATTAACAAAATCAAATGAATCTATCGATAGTAGAGTTAACCATATTGAAGCCAGACAATCATCTCAGGATGGCGGTATATCAGTTATTAAATATATTCTAGGCTCAATTAGTGGCATTGTGCTTGCTGCATGTATTTGGGTTGGCTCATCAATCATTCAAATCAATCAAGATTTAACACTGATTAAAGATAAAATTGTTCGACTGGAGGCTTATCACAAATGAGTAGCGAACACACTAGAGCTTATTTGGCTTTCTCGCTAGTGGCGCTAATGTTTGTATTGGTGGTTGCGCTATTCTTTGTTGATATGCCGAGAGAGAATAGTAATCTAATTAATACAGCATTAGGTTTTATTGCTGGCGCAATGACAACAGCTTGTGGATTTTATTTTGGTAGTTCAGAGTTAGAAAAGAAAGGTATTGATAAATGAACAGTAAGATAATATTTGACTTTATTCGACCAAAACTAGGTAGCACACAAGCACAATATGATGCGCTTCTTCGACTCTTGAATGCTGGTGCAAACATTGAGGATTTATCCATATTTGTTGGCATGAGTAAGCAGCAAACAGATGGTTTGGAGTCTGGAGGCATTGATAAAAAAACAGGAAACTTTCAACTATCACAACGGTCACTTGATCGCCTTAATGGTGTTCATCCTAATTTGGTGAAAGTTGTTAAACGTGCTATTGAAATCTCAGAATATGATTTCATGGTAGTTGAAGGTTTGCGGACAATTGAAACACAGAAAAAATACGTTGCTGAAGGTAAGTCGAAAACAATGAATAGCTATCATTTGACTGGTCATGCAGTAGATTTAGCTCCTTTAGAAAATGGCACTATTGACTGGAACAATAAGAAAGGTCAATTTGATGCGGTAGCAAAAGCAATGAAACAGGCTGCAAAAGATTTAAATATCTCAGTTGAATGGGGTGGAGACTGGAAAAGTTTTGTCGATAAGCCGCATTTTCAAATCAAAAGGTAAAATATATGAGCGTTTCAATTTCACAAGCAATTAATGGCACGTTAACTTTAATCACTGTAGGTCGTGAAATCTATGAAGCTGTAGCACAATTCATGGATGCGATGGAGTTAGAAAAATCAAAAGGTGCAGATAAAAAATCATGGGTTATGGCTATGGCTAAAAACTTGATTCTAGAATCTGGTAAAAATTGGAATAAATGGGAAAAGCATATCTCTGATTTTATTGATGCTTCAAAGTCTATCTACAATGCGCTTAAAGGTATTTTCTAAATAGAAAAGCCCTCAAGTGAGGGCTTGTTATTATCCAGCATTAAAGCTAGATAGAATTACTTTCTTTTCTTTATATAGTTCAGTTGTTCCTATTAGATCAACAACTACATCTTTTGGATCGCACCAATTCAAACTTACTCCATACACCTCATGTCCTGTATATTCATTCTTGTAATACCATCCTTTATCAGTCCAGTATCTACCATCTTCTGGGTGTGTAAATCTAGCTTCATCCACTGTGTTTGCAACTACAATAAAGCTATCGTAAGTATCATAATTATCATTAACTGTTTGGCTTACTTTATAAATATTCAATTCACACCTCACTTAAACCCACAATTAACACAAAACACACCATTATGACGCAATGTAAATTTTTTACACATGAAACAATATTCAGTCATGACTTGCTCCAAAAAATGTGTCGGTGAATAATAGGTATACATACCGTCTCTAGTCCACCATAAGCCACGTTCAAATTTCATGACTTGTTCATTTCGAATATCACCATTCTGATGAATTGATGTGTTAATCCATTCGCCAGATGGAACATTGTGTTCTGTAATTTTCACCCACATATTATTAATCCTTTGGTGGTTCTGGCAATGGCATCCAATGAGTTACATCATTTCGCTCAATAACATCGTCAATCACTTCATTCTGAAAACCATCATAATATAGATTCTGCATACTCATCTCATTGAATTCAACCTCACTAAATAAGTAACCTTGCGTCATTTTTCCATTAACTAGCAATAGAACACTAGTATCATATTCTGGAAGTCGCTCATTAATACTAATCCATTCACCCATACCAACCTCAACTCTTTAAATGTTCTTCAAATTCTTGACCAAGCCTTAACGCAAGCGCATTACCTGTTAAATCTTTAGTCACCAATCCATACTCTTTACGAAAGCGAAAATTAAACGCTACGCCATCGCCCATTAATTTAACTGTATAACCCAGACTCTCTAACCAAATTTTAAAAGCGACTAGGTTTTTATTTTTGACTACTTTTTTCATGGTTCACCCTAAAATTTATAACCGCGCTTGTCTAAAAGTTCGCATAGCATGTCTTGTGCTACACGTGTTTTATTTAATAATTGACGCTCTCGCTTTGCATCACGTTCGCGTGTTAATGTCGTAATGCGAAGCTTTGGATCAATATGCCCTACAATGTGCCATTCTTCAGGCTCATGCTTCTTAATTAAGTATTCAGGAGTATCGACCAAACCAAAGCATAAGCCTGAATTATTAACATCCCAAAGGTGCATATATGAATCCAATTGCCACTCATATAACTTCTTCGCACCTTCCTTGATTGAAAGAGGAAAAGTATCCATTGAATATGAAGATTTAATATCCCAAACAAAACTATCATCATATTCAATAATGTCACACTCACCAGTCAATAAGTCGCTATTTTTACGCTCAGTATTCTTTACATAAAAATTACCAGATACTTGATTGAATAGCGCAATTGTTTGATCTTCAACTTCACGGCCTTTTTGAATTTCAAGCGTATTAAGGTTAGGTTTCCACCCCAACATTATTTGCTTTTCCATTTCATAGACAAGAGTTAATGCGCCTTCTGCTAATGTGTCCTTGTCTGGGTAAGACATAAGCTTACCCACGTTTGATGCACGAAATAATGGCTTATTCATGCTCGATTACCTTAGTTTGAGCGCGAACATAATTTAATTGTTCATCTGTTAATTTATAGTGCGCTTGCAGTGCATCAAGATTGCCTTTTCCATCCTTAATCTTACCAATGGCCATTTCAATCTGTTTTTCACTTAGTTCTGGTCTATTGTCTTGTTGTGAAACTGTTTTAATTTCACTTTTCTGACAATCATCAATTCGATTGGCTTCATCTTCATCAAAGATGCCTGAAAAACCAAATGCAACACGCGCACACTGAATTAAAGCTTTATGGCGTAACATGCGTTTAGGGAATTTTTTCCAAGGCTCAGAAGTTCCTTTACACTCGCTTAAATACTCAGTAACGATTGTTGGGTGAGTTCGGTCTTTTCGATAAATCTTACATGTGCATGATTCATCATCTTGCTCAAACTGAATCCCATCACAAACAGGGTTGTCGTTAATGATGCGTGACCAGCCATCAATACTAACAATTGGAACGATACCACCACGCGAAGGAAATGCATAAATCTCTTTCGTGAATGGATTTAACTTATATTGATTTGCAACAATTAAAAGGCTTACTAGTTGAACATCGTCAGCACCTTTAAAAACAGTACTAACAAGAGTTTGCTTTAATTGATCAAGATCAACATCAACCATATCAAAAGCGGTTGCCACTTTTTGCATTTGTGCTAGAACAATATTGCTCATTTTCACTTCACCCTATGACAGCTTAAACCAAGCTGTCTTTTAATTCTTGAATAGCAATTTCTCTTAATTGCTCATTAATTTCATTTACTTGAGAATCAGTCAATTTAAACTTTAAGCCCATTGGCGACTCATCAAAATCAGAACGTGTTACTTGAGCTAAAGTCATTGTATCGACCACAAGTTTTTTAAAGTCTACATCTTTGCCATTTTCTGGATTATGCAATGGCTCTAAATAAACAGAATCGCTTTTTTCTTCTACCATGATCATGCAATCAATTGAAAAATTACCGATTTTAAAATCGAAGAAACAAAAAACATCTTCACCAGTAACATTTTCAGCATTCATACCAGGAAAGCATGGTGCGAATAATTCAATTTTTTCGTTCATATTTACTCACCCTTTTAATTAACAAATTAATTATAACCAAATTCACACCATGTATTAATTCAAATATCTGATGACTTAACAATTGAATCATTAATTTTAATGATTTCACTTGAATCCAAATAAGCATTAACAATCACATCATTTTGCAATACTTCATCAATATCTAAAAATTTAACCGAACCATCATCCAAGGCATACTCGACATAGATTTTTGTCTTTCCGCTTTCAACTACTGCCAAGCATGTATCAGCACAAGACTTCTTGGTTAGCTTGTATTCTGCATTGTTAATGACTACTTGTGGCTCTTGCAATTCATCACTTGTTTTCGCTGGTTGACATGCATACACGATAGACATAATTCCAAAAATAGAGCAAGCAACTAGCGTGTTTAGTAATACTGATTTCATTTTTTCACACCATCAATAAACTCAAACGCCTTCATAAAATCATCAAATGGTCGAGCATAAATCTTTCCATCTATTGTGCTGAAGAAGACAGCCATTCGAGGAAACTTCTCAGTATCGCACTCATTAGCAATATTGATTAATTCGTAAATATTTCCAGTTTTAATATGACGATATTTCATTTCTCACCCATAGCTTTTAATTGATCAAGTGTTGTTAGATCACCCCACGCAATGCAACTATGCCAGAAATCAAAACCCATATCTAAACCACTGGCATGTATAAAATTGTGAACACCATCAATATACTGTTCCTCTTGATGGTATCCAAGCCGCTTTAGTTCAGTAATACACTTCATAGCGTGCTCTTCTGACTCTATAGCAATTCGCATTTTTTTTAAATCAAACATACCCACCTCAAAACTCAATTTTCACGTTAGGAACTAATCCCTTGTTGATTGCATTTAAAACTGCTTTTCCAGTAGCATCATCTAAACCTAAAGCAATTAATCCTTGCAATGCTTCATTGCAAATACGCTTGCGGTGTTCTTGGTCTACCTGAGACAAAAAAATGCCCGACAGGGTGAATCGGGCTGTCAGCAAGGTGGAACTGACTTTTCTAAATATACATGATTTTTAGATAAATGCAAGGTGGAGTATGAAGAAGTGGACATTTAATAGCATTAAAAACAAAATAATGACTATTAAGCATCAAGGATCAAAAGGTGTTAGTGCTGCGTCTGCAGGATGGAGTGGATTTCACTCTGTTTCAATATGCAGAGCTGGCGAGGAAGAATTTCATTTAGAAAGAAAACCAGATGAACCGTATCGTTGTTTTACATGGTATGTAAATAATCAACCTGTAGAACTAAGTCAAAAGCATCATCATATGCTTGATGAATTGATTTGGCGCATGCACAAGTGGGATTGATCATGGAAAACTTTGTAAGCGACAAATTTAACGCTGATTTTGATATGCTTTTTGGCTATACGCCAACAACATTCAAATTAGATGGTGAGCGAGAACCTAGAAGTGATATGCCCCGATGGAGGATAAACCGACAAAACGCAAAATCAAAAGGCGCATTAACTTTTATGCACACCAAGCCTTGTCGTTCTTGCGGTGGATTAAAGCGTTATACATTCCGTGTCTATAGTGGCACTAAGATTAATAAATGTTTTGGGTGTAATTGAGATGAAAGGCTTGGTAAAGGTTAATCCTAAAGGTTTGATTGAATTGCTTATTAATATCACAACTATGATGCATGATTTTGATATTGAGCTATACAAGACAGTAGAAAAACGTTTTAGTATTTTAAAAATGCGCAAGGTTGAGCATATTGTTTATAGTGATTGCCCTTTTTGGTATCAGTATAGAAATGATTTAAAAGATCATTTTCGCAATATGTATGCTATGGCTGAACGTGCAGCTATAAACAATGATGAGCTATGGTTGTCTGAGTTGAGTTATTGCAATATGGTTATGCTTGCTAATGGCGATAAACACGCAAATCCAATTTATATTATGAACTATTGAGGTGGGTATGGCTAAAGTTCTATACGGATTAATTGGCGATAAAATTGCTGTTGTTGATGCTGATACTTCAGTAAAAGCAAAGAAGCAATGCTTTAGAGAAAAATGCACAAGCGTAATTGTTGCAGAAAAAACAGATGAGTTGATGGTCGCACTAACAGAAGGTCATTCCGTCCTATGGATATGTTTAAGGGTGTTGAGTTATGAGTATAAAAGATTTCAATGAAAATGAAGAAGCTGCTCCATTTATTAAGTGGTTTAGATAAAAGTACGATTTGAAAAAAGAATATAAATGCGAATTTATTAACTGCGAATTTATTAACCATGAGAGTGCAACAATGAAACCATACGAACAATCAAACCGCTACAAATTAAGCCTTGCTATAAAAGCAACAGGATTTACAGCAACTAAATTGTCACAAGGTGCTGGGTATGCTGATGATTATCTTAATGGATATACTTCAAAATCTCGCTTATTGGTGCGTGGTGACATTACGGAAAAGCGATTAAAGCAATTAATTGCAACAGTGGCTTTCGCTGAACGTGAATTATTAGGACTTGGTGCAAAGACTGTTACTTTTGAAGAATTGCTTGACGCTAATGAATCTAAAAGTAATATCTGGTATTGGATTGGGCTTGCTGTTTTTGTTGTAGCTGCTATTGCGTTTAATGTTAATTACAAGTGATTTTTTCCGCATGGATGTGGTTTTATTTGAAGGTGAAGTATGAATGTTTTAAGTTTATTTAATGGTATATCTGCAATGCATTTGGCGTTAGATCGTGCAGAGATTAACTACAATAAAGTTTATTATGCTGAGATTGATAAACATGCAAACAAAGTAACAGAGCATCACTATCCGCAAGATATAGCTATAGGCGATGTTACTAAATGGCGTGAATGGGATTTGGATTGGTCATCTATTGGACTAGTTGGAGCGGGATTTCCTTGTCAGTCTTGGAGTGTTGCAGGTCAGCAGCTTGGCGATAAAGATGAACGCGGCATGTTGTTTTGGACAGCGCTTGAAATTATTTCTCATGTTTTAAAACACAATCCTAATGCAAAATTCATTATGGAAAATGTGAAGATGAAAAAGGATTTCGAGGAGTACATTACATATCACACGACACAAGAGTTAGGTTATGTGGAAAAGACTTTAATTAATTCCGCTTTGGTTTCAGCTCAAAATCGTAATCGTTATTACTGGACTAACTTTAAGGTTGATCAACCAATTGGTTGTGATTTGCTACTGAAAGATGTTATTCAAGAAAACCCATGCGATTCACTATTCCTTACAGAAAAAGCGTATGCGTATATGAATAAAGAGGGTGGTGGTTGGACTGCAAGTGGTGTTACTCGTATGCAGCATAATGACAATAAGCTTGATGGTAAGGCGAAAACATTGACGGCAAATATGTATAAGGGTGTTCCTTATGGTGTGATGTCTGAACTAGGAAGGAGGTTGTCTGTTATTGAGTGTGAATTGCTTCAAACATTCCCTAAAAACTGGACAAGTGCTGTGTCAAATACGCAGCGGTATAAGTGTGTTGGTAATGCTTGGACTGTTGACGTGATAGCGCATATATTGAAATTTATCTAACAATTAGCCACTTCCAAGTGGCTTTTTTACACCTAAAATAAAAACAAGAAATGATTGGTATTTATTAAATAAATTATAAATAACTAACACAAACAAATATAAATGTGTATAATTATAAATATGTTAAATAATGGAGAGCTACATTGTCTGGTGTAATCGGAAAGTCTGGAGCAAAGCCAAAATACGACATATTAAATATGGGTATTGGTGAAATAATTATTGCTGAAAATAAAAGCACATCAACTATGGTTAGTTTAATAAACCATCGTCTTAAATACCATGGTATTGATGATAGAAAATATTCATGCAGAAAAATTGGTAACAATGTTCATATTGTTCGTATTTTGTGAGGTCTTGTTTGAATGCATTATTACACTTTCAAGCCGAAAGACTACATGAGTAAAACGGCTTTTTTAGAACCACTAGAGGATTTAGCATATAGACGTATGCTTGATCATTGTTATCTAACTGAAAAACCACTACCAGAAGACATTGAAGAAATCGCAATGCTAATACGTATGCGTTCGCATAGCGATAGCATAAAGACTGTATTGCATTACTTCTTCGAACTTACTGCTGAAGGTTATGTTAATGACTATGTTGCACGTGAATTGTTTGCTTATCATAACAAATCACTTAAGGCAAAAGCATCAGCAGATGCAAGGTGGAGAAAAGAACGTAGTAAAATCAAAGACATATCAGAAATAGAATCGCAATGCGAAAGTAATGCGAACGCATTGCAAGTTGAGTGCGAAAGCAATGCTAACCAACAACCATTAACCAATAACGATAAACCATTAATTAATAATATAGGCGATCAGGATAAACCTTCTCGCTTTGTGTTTGGAAAAGAGTTAATTCGGATTGGCGGTGATAAAAATTTGGTTGATGAATATATGAAGCACCGAAAATCAAAAAAAGCATCGAATAGTAAAATTGCTTTTGATGGGTTTATTCGTGAACAACAGAAATCAGGTATTGATTTAAATTCTGTAATGCGGATTTGTATTGAAAGAGGGTGGAGAGGTTTTGAAGCTGATTGGTTGAGAAACCAAAATCAGCAAAACACTAGCTATCAAAACCAACAACAGAACAGCACATTTAATAAATTAGGAGTATTAGCAGATGAGTGGGATAGACAAAATGCAAATTACAAACCATTCTGAACAACAGGTTGAAAAAACCAATGTGCCTCGTTTTTTGCAAACGATGAAAGCATTGGCTCCTCGCTCGTATGAAAAAGCATTTCAAGGAATGGATGAGCAAGTAGTTATCTTCGCAATGGGAAAGGCAATTGAAGGATTGAATAGGCAGCAATTGAACAAAGGATTGGACATGATGTTTGAGCAGGGATATTGTCCAGATCCAATTGAGTTTCGCAAGTGGTGCTTAGGAATTAAAGGAATTGGTGAGGCAGCTAATCCAATATATGCGTCATATCGCAACAGGAATGCAGCATTGGCAAATATTGAAGCATGGACGGTAGATAGCACCATCAAGATAACAAACGCTGAAAAAGAGGCTTACAATCGCTGTTACGGAATGTTTAACGATTTAAAGTGGAATTATTCTGATAAGCAAAAATTTCATACCTATGAGGCATTCAAAGGTTTTTATGATGAGGTTGTGAAAGAATTAGTTGTCAAAGGTGAGCCACAGTCAATCTACGAAGCACCACAGCAAATTGAGCAGAAGAAAAATATTAATATTTCCTATTCTGTTAATCATTTGGAGACTACAAAAGATATTTTTGCATTTACTGCAAGAGCTTTGGGTGGTGATAAATCTTTTGATTTTCAGATCAAGCGTGAAGATGTTGTGAATTATTCACAGCTAAAGCGCATAGATTTCAATAAAGCTAAAGATCAGCTTGTTCAGAAAGAACTAACAAAAATTAAGGTGAGATTGCAATGACTAGACTCGAATATCTATCTCAATTCAGTAATGCAGTTTTGTCGCCTGAATTGAATGTAAATCCATTGCCTAAGAGCTTTGCTATTGGCAATCCAACAAAGTCAGAATCTAAAGGAGAGCTATCTTTTCTTGATGAGCAATTTAGGCAAAAGTGGTGTGAAAAGCAGTTTGAAATTATTGGTAAATTTGGCGCTTGGTTTATGTTTCAGGAGTTAAATAAATGAAAACACTTGAGCAAATCAAAAAGAATATCAGGAATGCAAAAAAAGATCGTCGAGAGCCATAAAGATCAAATTGAAGCTATCATGAACGATGATTTCGATATTGAAAAAATTGAAGAATACTCAAGAAAGATTAAACTTCTTGAGGTTGAGATTGACACATTGGAATGGGTTATGGGGAGCTTGGAAATTTATAGTGAATAATTCGTGACAGCTCACAATAATTGTGAGAAAATTAAGAAATTGGATTAAGGCGTTAATCATGTTAATCGAATTTAAGAAACTGGCTATTTTAGCCATGTTTGCTCATATATTTTTAGGGTGGTACATGTCATGGGTGTTTGGTTTTTAGCATTAGCTGCTGCTTTCTTGATGTTTATTGCTGCCGATACGGTGATCTACAAAATTAAGCAAAAGAAGCGCATTGAGCGCAAAGAAATTGACCAAGTTAGAAAAGATAGGGGGTGGTGAGATGAAGGTGAAAATTAAAAGCTTTAATGGTGAGTTGCCGAGTTATTTAACTGAAGGTAAGGAATATTATCTTTGGCATACAAGTGATATGTGGACACGTGGAATACTTGCTGATAATGGTCATAATATTGTACTAAGCACTGATTTAAATAACTGTTGGCATCTAAATGGTGGATCATGGGAGATTTTAGAATGAGTGATTCAAGAAAAGAGTTTGAGGCTTTAGATGAAGTTCAGCAAGGGCTTAGATACTGTAATTATAATGAGTCAACCAATTATTACCATGCTGATGTTCCACATGATGAGACGCATGAATGGCATACACAATTTGTAAATGGCGCATGGTACGCATTCCAAGAGCAGCAGAAAAAGATTGATGCCCTTGAATTGAAAAATAAATCAATAGATCACTCATCAAAAGAATGTTTGGGTGCAATGTCTTTATCACGTGCCAATTATTTGAAAGATGGTGAAAAATTAAAATGTGTAATTCTTGAGTTAAATAAATATCTTCAAGGGCTTTCAGAAAAACACATGTCTACGCACGGGTATCTTGGTGTTTTGGATATTTTAGAAAAACATAAGGAGCTACTAAAATGAGTCTGATTGAAAAGCTTGGGTATGATGATTGTAAATCAGTATTAAATGGAAAGAGATATGATGATGTTTCGTATTCTGTAGATTCCAACCAATACTATGATTATTTAGCTACAGAACATGGAGCTATTGATATAACCGAATTGGAAGATGAGCTTTTAGAATACCGCCGACAGCATGGGATTTTTGAGGTTGGGGATAAGGTGGTTTTTTCAAACAATCCATGTGCCTTAAATCATTCCATATACCAAGTGACAGGGATTGAAAATGGAATGTCTCGGTTTATTTCAGTTGCTCCAATATGTGGAATAAACGGCAGGCTTATTGTTGAGGCGGCATTCTATGTCGATCCACATTTTACAATTCAACACGCCACCGACGAAGAAATAACCCAAGGATACCGAGATGAATAAATTTAAGGTGGGTGATGTAGTTTGGCTAAGTTCTCAAGGAAAAAAATTAAGGGTTAGAAGGATTGATTGGCTTAAGACCCGTCCATATTTCTGCACAAATAACTATTTAATTGTAGAGAACTGGGGATACTACAAAGAAAGTGAATTAAAACCAATCAAAAGAGAATACGCAATTTTAGGGTAATGATATGGGTAAATATATTAATGTTGGTGATTATCTTGTTTCAAAAAATGATGAATTTGGACGAATTGAAATTCATGTCTACAAGAAAATAGCGAATACACCATCTCAAGAACTTTACTTGGCTAAAGATAAAATTGGAAATAAATATATTCTTAAGGTTTGTGATGGATTGAAGCTTATTTTTTCAATTGGTCTTTATTCTAATGGTATTTATGCGACAAAATCGACAAGAATATTTTCTTCTGATTTCCATGATTATCATTTTGATAAAATAAATCTTGCAGTATGTTCGCTTCTATTTCTTTTTCCTTTTATTGCAATATTTATTCAAACATTGGTTTTGAAGTATTTTTAGGGTGAAACGATGAACTTAACAAAAGAAGAATTTCAGCAATCAATCAATGCTGTGCAAAATGGTAGAAATTCAGTACACGCTGACATTGTGAAAAAAGAAGCGCTGCGTGATTCATTGAATAATGATGTTGAGGCATGGCTTGCACAAAATGAAATTAAAAAATTACCTATGGGATTTACAAACTTCCCCGATGGTGTTTTGCCTAAATCTAATTTTTCTCGCGCTGATGCTAAAAAAGCAGAAGAAGCAAAGAAAAAAGAGATTGAGGAAAAGAATAAACTTATTAAGGCTGAGAATTTAAAGCAAGAAAGACTTGCCAAAATTGCTTTAGCTAAACAAAAATCTGATATGGAGCGAAAGCTGAAGAAAGAAAAAAGAGATGCTGAAAAAGCTGAAAAAAATAAACTCAAAATTAAATTACAGTTTGAGCAAAAATTAAAATTTTTTCACCAGACTGATGATCATTGGCGCAAACAGCTTTTAGTTATGCTACGTAATGAGGCAAAAGCGCGTGGTGACAAAAAGTTTAATGCAAAGTGTAAAATTCATGGGTGGTCTGAATTTAATATTTATAAGCGAGAGGCTAGATGTACTCAGTGCGAGAAAAAGACAAAGCCAAAAGCTAAGCCAGTTAAGTTGAAAAACAACTCCGAATTATTGGAGCGTAGACATAAATTGCGCAAGGCACGAGATGAGGCAATAGCTAAAGGTGAAAAGACTTTTAAGTTTCACTGTTTGAAGTGTGATGGCGATACATTTTTCATTAGAACTGATGGAACTTCAAATTGTACTGGTTGCCGAGCTATTTCAAATAGAAATTACAATGAGTCAAGATTTAGTGGTAGTTCTATTCGTCGTAGAAAAATAAAAGAAGCTAGACAAAAAGCTATTGCTGATGGTTTGGATCATTTTACTTTTGATTGTGATAAGTGCGGACATGATCAATATTACATCAAGCCAAATGGTTCATCTGAGTGTATGAATTGCAGAAAACTTAGAGAGAAAAAGTATCAAGCAGAAAGAAATGCAAATATTAGTGAGCGAAAATTAGCACTATCAGCGGATAGAGAGGAAATACTGAGAAAGAGGAAGTTGCGTGCTGCAAACATAGAGAAAAAACTTGAAGCATTGTCTGTTGGTAAAACTAAGTTCACTGGTGAGTGCATAAAGCATGGGGTAACTGAGTATGCAATTCACGGAGCTAAGAATAAGCATGTATGCCTACTGTGTAGAGTTGAAACAGACAAAGCATATATTGACAGAAACAAAGAGCTATTTTTATCAAATAAAAACAACAAGATGGTAATTGAGTTTCTAGGTAAAAGTGAAATAAACCTTGGTGCTGCACTAGCAAAACATATTGGAGTTTCAAGAAGTGTTGTAAGTAAATGGGTAAATGGTCGTGCTGCAACTCCAGATATTTATGTTGAAAAGATAAAAGAATTTATTAGTAATAATTCTTGATTGTGAGCTTTCGCAATGTTAGTATTAATTAAAGCTTAGAAGGTGATTTTGTGGCTAGTACGGCAGTAGAAAGAAAAGCTAAAGAAGTAGCGATTAAAAAGTCAAAAGGATTTAGTCGTCATTATTTTTGGCTTGATCAAGAAAGTGTTAAAAAACTGCATTTAATTCGTGATGAATCGGGATTAACGCTAAGTGAAATTGTTAATAATTTAATTAAGGGTGGCAAGTGATGGAAAATTTGAAAATTAAAGTTGAATCTAATGAAGATATTAAAAAATCTCAGGAATTTTTTTACAGATTGGGGTATAAATGGGCAGTTGGTGATAAGGAGAATAAAGCAATAAATGAGTGTCCGACTATTATTAGGACTCATAGATCGGGATGTATGACATGGAGCATTTCTTCTGAGGTTATGTATAAAAACCATAAAGAAATTACCATGCAAGAGCTATATGATATGGTGGTTCTGAAATGTAATTGTGAATCTGATGCTACGCATGAAAATTTAATGTATAAGTATGTAGAGCTATCTGATGGATGGTATTATTTTGATAAAGGTGAAACAAATAAATGGTTAAAATCAACTGGTGCAAAAGCATCGTTCTATGAAAAATTAAAACCAATCACAAAAGCGAAAAAAATGAAAGAATTTCTAAACCCTGACCAAAATTATGAGCTTGTGACTTGTGGTGTTGGAAAAATAGATATTCCTGAAAATTTGATTGAAGTTCCAGATGGTGCTGACACATATATACAAGGTGTAAAGTATCCATCACGATTTGGGTTTTTGAAAGTTAAAGACAATGTAAATAATCCATCGCATTACGCAAGCGGAAATATTGAATGTATTGATGCGATGATTTCAGCTTATGGAGTTGAAGCTGTAAAAGCATTCTGTAAATGCAATGCATTTAAATATCAATGGAGATTTGACAAAAAGAACGGTGATGAAGATATTAAAAAGGCTCAATGGTATCAAAACAAATACATGGAGTTAAACAATGCAAAAGAGTAAAAAGAAATACATTCCGCTTGAGCAAAAGAAATTGCAACGCCTAGTGTCACAACTAGGTAATATTTACGAGTTCGACATGCAGTTCGAGATTGAACAAGTAAACAATAAAATTAATGCTTGGCGTGATGAAAATGGATTGGCTGATGATGTTTATTGTCCTGAATGGTTAGTAATTGAAACATATGAACAGCAAGATTTAATCATTGCTTTGAAGATGCAACAAGTACAAGATCCGACATATTGGCATATTGGAATTGATAGTCATTTTTACAACCTTGAGAAAGAAAGTTTAGAGACAATTCCTTTCTCAGTTGAATTGCCACAAATGAGTCATGCAGATTTAATGGGTGGTTGTGAGGTTAAAGTACATCGTGGATCAGGAATTAAAACACGCTGGAAAGGATTGCAAAATGAAATGCTTGATCATTGGAAATCTATTGGTATTGAAGATGGGTATGATTTGATTAAGTCACAAGTTTATATCAAAGCACATGCAAAGTTTAAAAACTTGCAGATGCTAAAAGAGCATAACTTTTTACTAGATTTACGCAATAAAGGTAAACTGATTGAAAGTTTGAAAAAGTGGAATGATGAGCAGAGGGTGGCGTGATGAAAGCAGTGGATTTTATTCGGAAATTTGGCTTGAATAAGGCAAGAAAGATAGTTATTGGTTATAGCGGGAGTAATGATTATATTTGGTATCACTACAACTTTGATGAAGAATATGGAAAGCAGGATAGTGTTAATATATCAGACCTGAAAAAATTCACAGATGCTTATGAGTTGGTGCAGTCAAAAGGTGGTTATATTGTTTTACTTCGGTATTTTGAATCTAAGCACATTTCATCTTGGGATTCTTTGGATGGTAAATTAATTGAAGCAATGGCGCTTGTCGAAGAAGTTGGAGAGTGTGATGAATGATATTCAAGCGGAAATATCAGATATAAATGGAAATGTTGAAATTAAATCAACAGACGTTTTTATTTCAATATTGCAAGATTCTGATCATGTTTGTTTAAGAAAAAAAGGCGCAGCCGAACTAATCAAGGTTTTGCAGGAGTGGATTGGTAATGAATGAAATAAAAATACTCCGCGATAAATTAAACGGAAGCTTACCATTAGATGACGGTGAAACAAGAGAAATGCTTTTAGCTGAATGGAAAGATATTCATGATAAAATGAATGAAGAAAAGCATAATGATGATGAAAATTTTACTGAATTTGAGGTGGTGAAGTGAAAAACGAATTTGATATAAATACAGAGATTGCTCGACTTGATAAATTAAGACTTCAAGAGATTAGCAATAGAGAGAATGCAAAAACAGAAATGGAGCATAATGTGGCTCACAACTTAGTTTTAGTTTACGCAATGCAAATTCAGAAGCTAGAATGGGTGATAGAGTGAATTTTGAATAATGGTTTAAACAGCAAGATTTTTACGCAAATTTACGCTTTATTTACGGTATTCACCTATTCAATAAAGATGATGGTGTATATCGAGCGCAACCAGTAGAAATAGCACATAAGGCTTGGTTGTCGCAAGAGAATCGTGTTAAAAATTTAGAAGGTTTATTGTGGGGTGATGCATGAAATTGCATGAAGAATTTGAACAAATACCAGAAATCAAAAACATTATATTGAAGTCGGAAGCTTTTTATTGTGAAAAAGGTAACTGGTATCTATGCCCAGATGAAAGTGATAGATATGAAGAATATTATTTAGATGGTGCGTGGTTTATGTTTCAGGAGATGCATAAAGATGAACAACTAAGAAAACAAGATTAAGCAACTAAAAAACGCAAAACGTGGCGGTTATACACCAACTATTGCAAAGGATGTGAATAAGCACATGAAACAGAAATTGATTAAATTAGATAAGCAGCTTGACAAAATATATGAAGAAAAATGGGAAGAATGGAAAACTAGCTTAAATATTTATTCAAAAGGCTATGCAAGTGCCATTGAGGATATTCAAGCTATGATTCAGGAAATCATTAAATGATTATCGGAATTGATCCAGACTTGGAGAAATCAGGAGTGGCTGTCATAGATGGCTCACTCCAATTATTTAACTTAACTTTTCCTGAGTTGATGGAGCTGTTTTCTGAGAACAAGGATAAGATTAAGAAAGTAGTGATCGAAGCTGGTTGGTTGAATAAGAAATCAAACTTTCATGCGCGATACGGTCAATCTAAGAACGCGGGAGAGAGAATTGCAAAGAATGTAGGTGAAAACCATGCCACAGGTAAATTAATCGCTCAGATGGCAGAATATTACGGATTTAATGTGTTGTTAGTTAGGCCGACACGAAAGAAGTTGAATGCTGAAGATTTTAACCGTTTGACTGGTTGGGTTGGTCGGAGTAATCAAGAGCAAAGAGATTCCTGTCTATTAATTTTTGGAATGAAATAAAATGAGTTCATGGTATTACTTTTTATTCATGCTTTCTTGGGTTATGGTTTTTTGGATTGGGCTTAATAGAAGTATTATTGACTCATTTGCTTTGGCTACATCAATTTCATTTATCATAATTTTTATAATTATCAATCTAAAGCTATGAGGTGTTGATGTGCAATAAAATATCATACGAAACTAAAGCTGATGCACTATTTGAAATTAAGATTATTTACGCAGATAGGCGCAGATTTAAAAGCACTCCAACAAGAGGAGCAAAGCACAATAGAAAATTAAGTTGTTACTTATGCGATTGTGGGAAATGGCATTTAACATCATTGCCAAAAGCTATACAGAAAAGAATTTACGGAAGCTGACGAAAGTCGGCTTTTTTAATAAAAATAATTTAAAAATGTATTGTGATAATAATTAAATAGTGTATTATAAGATTCAAGTTAATTAAGCAAGGTGAGAGATGAAATGCTTTATTTATGCACTAACAATTTTGTTTGTTGGTCTAAAGTTGGCAGGATATATTGATTGGTCTTGGTGGTTGGTATTGTTGCCAATGATTATTATGTATTCATTTAGTTTAATGATTTTTGTTTATGTTTTATACAAGTATGTAAAAGCAAGCCCTTTAGAAAGAACACTTATTGATATTAAACGAATGGTTAAAGAGAAATGAACTACGAAGAATTAAAAAAACTGGCAATTATGCTATATGGGAAAAACTGGTCTGTTTCATTGCGTTGTGATTTGGAGTTAAAGCAACACACTCTAAATAATTGGCGTGTTCAGGGTGTGCCAGATTGGGTATTTCATGAAATGGCAAGCGTGGTAAATAAACGCGCAAAAGAAATAGATGAAGCGGTTAAATTTTTTAATGGGATGGGTGATAGATGAGTGATTTTTTAAGTGGAGAAGATGCACTTCGAGCATTAGCGGATCATAAAGATGTAATTTTTATAGCTAGCGGACATGAAAATTTACCAGATGATTTTTGGTCAACTACAACAATGACTAAAAACTTCTCTATACATGATTTTCTTAACGGTATGTGGGTTTTTAAGTTAAAAGGTGAAAACAATGAATAAATTAATCCTATCAATCGCAATGCTATTTTCAGTAAATGCAAATGCTAGTGTGTGCGAATCAATATATGATTTATCAGGTTCAATTGTTGAGGCGCGTGAAAGTGGTGTTTCATACAATCGTGCAATCGAAATTGCTAATGAGAATTCAGACAATGATTTAAACGTAAAAGATATGACGGTTTCGTTAGTTGATTGGGCTTATTCTATAAATTTATCAGGAACAAAAGCTGATAAAGAAGTAAAAAAGAATGAGTTCAAGAAAGAGGCTTATGTAATTTGTTTGGGGTATTTTGATGAGTAATTTAAATTTTTCTGAAATCAATGGTTTTAAAATATTTGAAAATTGTGATGAAGCTGTTTATGCAGCAAAGAGCAAAGAAGATGTTTATAATTATTTTGTTGAAATGTATGGATCAATAGAAGATTGTCAGAACCAAACTAAAGAGCAATTTATTGATGAATTAGTTGAAATTGAAGTTGATAGTGATTCTGCACATAGAAATAGAACTTGGCATTGTGATGAAACTGGTGAAACACTAGAAAAATCATATTTTGATGAATACAAGAAAATTGCAGAAAAAAATGACGGTGTAGATGTTATTGCTTATCTTGTATGGTAATTATTGTTTTTAATAAGTCATAGATTCAAATAAAAGCCATCAAACGATGGCTTTTTTATTTCTACTTTTTCTTGTTCTGCACCGTGTTGAGCAAATTAGATGATTTTTTCTTGTTGAATAAAATGGTCTGCCACAAACTTCACATATTTTTCTAATCGAACCACACATTACACACCTTGTATCGTTATTCTGTGACATTTTTCCTGCCTTAATATTTTTAAGTGTTGGCATATTAAACTAGCGACTCAATTTTTAAAAGATACAGGTGTAACATGGATATTCAAGCTGCATTGCCTGCATTGGTTGCTGGAAATGGTGGAGGTAACGATAGTATGGGTCTTGGTTTAGGCGGTGGCCTTATTGGTGGTTTATTGTTAGGTTCTTTGCTTCGTGGCAATAACGGCTTATTTGGTGGTGGTGCTCCTGCTGAAGGTTTTGTAACTCCTGCTGATTTATCTGCTCAAATTGCATCAGTAAAAGAATCTCAACAAACTCAATCATTGCTTGATCAAGTTGGTGATATTCGTGCTGCTATTCCTACTGTTCAAAGTGAATTGCAATTAGGTTTATCCAATGCAACTAACGCATTACAGTCGCAAATTAATCGCACTGAAAATGTGATTCAGCAAAACTTAGTATCAACCAACCAAAACATTGCTGGTCTTGCAACGCTTATCACTCAATCAGGCTATAACACTGAACGTGCTATTGCTTCTGAGGGTGAAAAGACACGTGCTCAAGCTCAAATGTTTGAAACTGCAAACACTCAACGCTTATTGACTGAGCGTATGGATGAGATTAATGAGCTTAAAG